TTACACCTGGCTCATGGGCTCCGGAGAGTTGTCAATGATCTCACCGGCGTACAGCTGGAACCAGCGCCCGCCGGCGAGTTGCTTCTTGGTGGCGGGGTTCATGGCGGCGGCGAACTGCGCGGTGGTCAGGGCGGAGTTGATATAGACCCTGACGACGCCCCTGCTCTCTGTCACGGCGGGCTCGTCGAGGGGCCAGTCCTTCAGGATGTACTGGATCCGGAGCGGGCAGCCAGGCGTGGCGCGGGAGACGATCTCATCGCCGTGCAACTGGAACCAGTGACTGCTCGCCATGAGCTGGTCGATCTCTATGTTGAGTTGCCGCACTACGTCGATGAGGGGTTGATCCTTGTCGAGGCGGACTCGTATCCGGCCTTTGTCTTCGTCGATGTCCGCCAGCCTTCCCGGCGGCAGGTCATCCACGGCTTCGTAAGCGACGTCCAGCATGAAACCTCCCCGCAGTGCCAACGGTGCACGTTGAGCCACAACGGCCAAAAGTGCACGGTTGGTGAAGGGTACGTCCACGGGGAGTGGTCAACAAGCCGTTGTAGAAATATCTACTTAGGGACAAACCCGGTCGCTTGACGAAAGCGACTCGACTGCCGCTACTCGCCCGCCTCGCGCCGCGCGCGCTCTTCGGCCTCGATCATGTAGCGCCAACGACGCAACTCCTCCGGCGACTTCCCCTTGAGGTGCGTCACGATAATCCGCACCTCGGCGTCGTAGCTGGCCAACTCGGTGGCCTCGTACTGGAGCCACTGCTTTGCCGTGGCTTCCTGGATGCGTTCAAAGGGCTTGCCGAGGGCGGCGGCGATGGCCTTCATCATCGGGACGGTGGGCGGGTTCGTGGGTGGGTTCTTCACGACGCGCTGCAGGTAGGGCTTGGAGACGGTCTCTCCGGTCTCCGAGTCGACGGCCTTCGCGGCGAGCCGGCCGTAGGACTCTCCCTTGTCGAGTGCTTCTTGGATGAGCTGGGAGAGCGCGCCGATCTGCGACGGCTGCTCGGCCGCGCCGGATTCCGGGTCCGTGGCCGGGACCGTCATGTCGTCGTCCTCTCGCGTCACATTCACACCGACTGTCTCTGTGGAGGTTGAAGGGCGCCGGAAAAATAGCAGGTCACCCTGTACAACCTTCCCGTCTCGGAGACGGAGCGTCTACAGAAGCATGCTATCCAGCCACAAGGTTTGCCAATACCGGTCGGTCACCTTGTCCAGTCTCGTAGACGATTCGTCTCTGCTGTGCTTAACTCGTCTCATCAAGGTCGCTCCGCACCACGGGGGAATCGTTGAGCCGTAGATACACACTGAAGAGCGCCCAGATATTCAAGTGGGTCATGAAAAACCCAGGTCGGGGCGCCCCCTACGGATACGACAGCCTGGCCGAGGCCAGCGGCTGCGGGTCCGGCCTCATCGAAAAGCTCGCCACCGGGCGACAGAAGACCGCCGACATGGAAGACGCTCACTCCCTCGTGGAGGCCCTCGGTGTCGCCCTCCTGGTCCTCTTCGCGCCCAGCGCGTCTCCAGAACTGGACGACGCGTCTCCAGAAGAACCCCCCACCAAGAAGGAGTAACCGTGCACAACAGGAAGGGTCCCCGCCCCAGCCCCCCGAAGGGCTGTCTCTGGATCGAGGACGCCGCAGCCCACCTCGGACTGGAGCTCACCACGCTCCGCAAGTGGCGCCTCCTCGGCAAGGGCCCGGTCGGCTTCAAGGTTGGCCGATACGTCGCCTACAAGGTCGCCGATCTGGACGCCTATCTCGACGGTCAGTACCGCGCGGCCACCGAGCCCAACCAGGCCCGCGTCCACGAGTCCCGCCCGCCGGAGCCGCGCATGTCGCGCAAGCCGGCCCGCGCCGCTGCCTGAGCGGCAAAGAGGCCGCCCCGCAGCCACGAGGCGACCTCAGTGATCCACCCCTGACGAACCTCACGAAACGAAAGGGGCTTCACGTGAAGCCATCATCCCAGGACCGCCGGTCCGAGTACATCACTGGTCTGCGCGAGCTGGCCGACTGGCTGGAGCAGCACCCGGACGTCGCCGTCCCGAGCGACGAACGCATGCTGCTGCCGCTGCTCACGAACACCGCCGTGGAGGAGTTTGCTGCCACCCACGGACTGACCATCGAGACAGACTCCGACGGCAACATGGCCGTTGATCTCCGCTTCGGCTGCATCACGTATCACGTCTACGGCTACGTGGACTTCGCCGAGCATCGCAAGAAGGGCGAAGAGAAGCAGGCCCGCGCCTGGGCGGACAGCAACGACATGGTCATCCAGCCTCGCGAGGTCGCGTCGACCCCGTCGCATGCGGACCGCGTCGTCGCCTACCGGAACCCGTGGCGGCCGGGCGTGCTGTTGTGCCGGGAACACGGCGAGGGCTGGGCAGGCATGGAGCCGCTCACCTCCGACGACCTGCCCGACGGCGGCACCTGCACCCACGGCGACCCGGCCGACCCCAGCGACGTGTGCGGCCGGGACGTCTTGATCGACGCCCCCCAGACGGGCGGTGCCCGATGAGCGTCCGTATCCCCACCCCCGACGCCGTCCGCCTGTTCTCCGCCCGCAACGCCCCCGAGCATGTGGTGAAGGCGGCTGCGGATGCGGACCGTGCGGAGGAGTGGCTGCAGATCCCGTGCTCGCTCTCCCGGCCGGCGCAGTTGGCGACCCGCGAACGGGTGCTCGCGCAGTGGCACCGCGCCGACAAGACCCTCGCCGCGACCCCGCTGCGGCCCGAGCAGGCCACGGAGGTCCTCTCGTGAAGTGCGACGAGCCGTACCCGCAGGGCTCCTACGAGGAGTGCCGACTGGACCTGGGTCACGAAGGTGACCACGAGTACTTCGGCACGAAGTGGCCGCGGCTGGAGCCCGCCGAGCCGAACCCGGCCGTCAAGGCCATCCTCGACCGCGCGATCCGTGAGACCCGCACGTGGGGCGAGAACGAGCGCCGCTACCCGGTGGTCATCGAGCGGACCCAGGTGTACGTGGTCTTCGTCGACGCCGACTGCGAGGACAACGCGCTGAAGGACGCGGCCTACGAGCCGTGGGAGTTCGACACCAGCAAGGAGATGCCGATCGACGGCTCCGACCACGTCCGGCGCCTCGATGAGTTCGAGCGCACCGAGGCCTGGCGCTCCGAGATCGGCTACGAGTACGGACCGCGGATCCAGTGCCCCGACTGTGGCGAGCAGTCCTTCCGCCGCGAGTGGTTCCACAACCCGTACCGGAAGTGCCACGGCCCCATCGTGTGGCGCGAGAACGGGGCGCCGAACCCGCGCTACCGGTGGAGCCGCGAGCACCGGGCGCACCCCGGGGCGGGGGTGGCGGCGTGACCAGCACGATGGAGTGGATTCGCCGCACTTACGACCTACCCGCCCGTCACGGCATGCGCATCGAGTACGACGGCAAGCCCGCCACGATCGTCGGCACTCGCGGCCCGCACCTCGCCTTCCGTGTAGACGGCGAGAAGCGCATCACCATCAGCCACCCGTGCTACCGCATCGTCTACCCGGCCGTCCCCGAGCCTGCCCGCCCTCGCGGCTGGTGCAAGCACTGCGGCCAGGACAGGGCCACGACCACCGAGGGCCTGATGGGCCGCCACCACTGGAGTGGCCGCGACTACCTGGGGTCCCGCACCTTCCGCTGGTCCAAGCCCTGCCCCGGCACCGGCAAGCCGCCGTGGAAGCCCGTCCGCAATCTGACCCACCCCGGCGAGCAGCGAGAGCAGGCGACGGCATGAGCGAGCAGCAGAAGAAGAAGCCGGCCCCGACGGATCCGCGTGTGGGCCTGAACCCGACGGGCCGCCCGCGCCGGTCGTCGGCCCGCAGCCGCAGGAAGCATGCCCGCCGCCAAGGAGGTGCCGCGTGAACGCCCGCGAGAGGATCGCCGCCCTGCTGTGGTGGAGCGTGCCCGGCTCGACTGACGAGGAGGCCAAGACCCGCGCGGGCGAGCTGCTCGACGCCTTTGCCGCTGAGGTCCGCTCCGAAGGTGCCGCCCCCGCCTCGTCTGCGCTGCCGGTCGGCGACCAGCCCCAGCCGCTCGACGACACGCGGCTCGCGGAGATTCGAGCGGCCCGCTACACGCTGCGGTCCCTCGCTGCCGCCGACTGCGACATCGACGCCCTGCTGGCTGAGGTCGAGCGCCTCAAGGCGGAGCGACACACCACGAACGAGGCCCTGTCCGACGCGGCCGAAGCGCTGCGCGCGAACCGCGACCGCATCGCCGAGCTGGAGCGCCCTGCCGTCCAGGCGAAGCGCAACGAGATCCGCAGCAGCTACGCCGAGACCATCGCCATGGCCCGCGAGGACCGCGACTTCGAGGGCGCCTTCAACCTCGAATGCCAGCTCCGCGACCGCGAGGAGCAGTGGAAGCGCGAAGACGCCGCCATCACCACCGACCGTGCCGAGGAGGCAGCGTCGTGACCGACCAGACCCGCGTGCTCAACCAAACGATCGCCCTCGGCGCCGACCCCGACGACATCCACTACGACCAGCAGGACGGGCACGCCTTCATCGTCCTCGGCGGCATCCAGATCGCCGTCGGCCTGACCAGCCAGGCCGCCCTCGACAAGCTCGCCACCGTCACCGCCGAGGCCGCCGCCGACCAGCGGGCCCGCACCCTGCGGCAGGTGGCGTGATGACCTCCGCCGTCGGGCCCCGCCCGCTGGCCGACCTGGAACAGGACGCCCTCGCGCAGGTCGAGGAGGAGATGGCCCGCCGCGCCCGAGGCGCCCGGCCGTGGACGCCGTCGGAGTACGTCGACCGCATCGAGCAGGTCCACGTCCGCTACAACCACCGCCGCCAATGGCTGCGGCTGCACGAGCAGGAGGCCGCAGCGTGAGCATCCTCGACCTGCCGCCCATGCCCACCGACGCCGAGCCGGTCATCGTGCCCGGTCTCCTGTCCGGCCTCGGCATCACCCCGCGCACCGCACCCGCCTGGATCACCCACCCCGACCTCATCGCCTCCATCGAGGCCGGACTCATCGACATCGAAGACGAGTTCACGGCCGTCGACCAGCCCACCCTGCGGCAGATCGAGAAGCGCATTGCCGCGGCCGCCTGCTTCTACCTCGTCTGCCAGCAAGCCCGCGTCGCCGAACTCGAACAGCGAGTCGCCGCCGGCTGCATCGACCGCACCGGACTGGAGGCGTAATGGCCCTCAACCTGCTTCCCAAGGGCACCGGCCGGCGCCGCGCCATCGACAAGGTCGCCGAACTGCGCCGCGACCTGAGCCTCGCGCTCAGCCAGATGCACGCCGCTGGAGACGAGATCGCGCTCCTGCAGCAGGACCTTGCCGTGGCCCGCGGGATGCAGGCCGAGGCCGAAGAGATCGTCGTCCAGCAGCAGGCCGAGATCGACGACCTCGCGGCCGAGCGCGACCAGTGGATGGCCGAGACGCTGGCGCTGAAGGCGAGGTTCGCCGCGCAGCTCGCCGCCGAAGCGAACACCCACCGGATCGACGTGCCGCCCATGGTGCGCGACACCACAGCGATCGAGGACCAGGCGACCGGGCCCATCGACGTCCGGCCCCTCTGGGACGCGCGCGGCATTCGACCCGTCACCGACCCGGGCCGCATCTGACCCGCCGCCCGCCGGATGACCACGGGCCGGCGGAGCGGCGCCACAAGAAGAAGCCCCGGACGACGCAACCGCCCGGGGATCCCACACCAGCATCCCACAGGGAGAAGACTCATGATCGGTGAGACCACCGAGTACCGGATGGTTGTCCACGGCGAGCAGCGGTACACCGTCCCCGACGCCATCCAGGCGGCCCCCGGACTGTTCGTGTTCCGCATGCCCGCCGACCAGTCCCTCAACTGCGCGGCCCGCTGGCGCATCGGCCACCACGGCGGGCTCGCCATCGCCGAAGCGATGCGCCGCGAGGACGCCTTCAAGGGCGTCGAGATCCTCGTCCAGTCCGGCATCGACTGGACGCAGGACACCGAGGCCATTCAGGCCGCCATCAAGGGCGACGCAGTCAGCGACCTGACCGCCAAGCTCTCCTGGGCCTGGTGCGAGCAGCCCGGCACCTCGTACATGCCCGGCGACGTGTCCGGCAACGGCATCTACACGGACGCCGACATCGAGGCCACAGCCGCCGAGTTCAAGGCGGACGGCTACAAAGCGCTCGACGTCATGGTCGCGATGACGCACCGCGTGCCGTGGATGGGCCTCGACACCGAGGACTTCAACGAAGCCCACAACCGGATCGTCGAGCTGTCCGGCGCCGCCTGACCCACAGCCACATAGCCGGCGGCGCGTCGAGCCCCCCACTCCGCGCCGCCACCCAGGGCCGCCAGCCCCGGACCCACCCCCCGGTCGGGGCTGGCGGCCCCACCTCGCACACCCTTTTGGAGACCACATGAGCACCACAAACCCCATCCGCCACTGGCAAATCGCCGTCGCACTGCTCGCCTGCATCCTGTGCGGAAGCACCACCGGACCCTTCACCTTCGACGGCCGCTGCGAGACCTGCGCGGACGGCATCGCATGACCGCCGCCGTCGAGATCGAGGCGCCGAAGGTCGTCGACGGCCTGTCCGCCGAGGCGTACCACGCCGACAAGACGTCGATTTCCTCGTCCGGGCTGCGCGCTCTGTTGAACCCCGGCTGCCCCGCCCAGTTCAAATACGACCGCGACCACCCCCAGCCGCCGAAGAAAGAGTTCGACCTCGGACACGCCGCCCACCTGTACGTGCTGGGAGAGGGCCCGGAACTGGAGGTCATCGACTTCCCGGACTGGCGCAAGAAGGACGCCCAGATCCAGCGCGACGATGCCTACGCGGCAGGCAAGGTGCCGCTGCTGACGAAGGACCACGACATGGTCGTGGAGATGGCGGAGCAGATCCGCCGGCATCCGATCGCCGGGCCGCTGTTCACCCCCGGCACCGGTGTCGCAGAGCGGTCGATCTACTGGACCGATCCGGCGACCGGTGTGCGCTGCCGGGTCCGACCGGACTGGCTCCGCGGGCCGATCATCGTCGACTACAAGACGATCAAGGATGCGGCGCCGGACACCATCAGCCGCGCCATCAAAGACCGGGCGTACCACCAGCAGGACGCCTTCTACATCGACGGAGTCGAAGCCGCAGGCCTCGCCCCCGACGGCGCCAGGTTCGTCTTCGTCTTCCAGTCGAAGATCGCGCCCTACCTGATCACGGTCCGCGAACTCACCGACCAGGACCGCGACATCGGCCGCGCCCGCAACGAGCGCGCCCTCCGCCTCTACGCCGACTGCGTCGCCAACGACCACTGGCCCGACTGGACCGGCCCCGTCACCGAAATCCCCCAGATCGGAATGCCGACCTGGGACACCCTCCGACAGGCCGAGGAGTACCTCGGATGAGGGCCGTGAAGCCGATCGAGGATCGGCTCTTCCCGAAGGTTGACGCCACCGGCATCTGCTGGCTGTGGACCGGCGCGAAGGCTCGTAACGGATACGGCGTGATCAACAAGGGTCGCCGAGCAGACGGAGTGTCCGTCGTCCACCGCGTGGTCTGGGAGCTCCTTGTCGGCCCGATACCGGACGGAACCGAGCTTGACCACGTCTGCCGGATCCGCGCCTGCTGCAACCCCGACCACCTCGAACCCGTGACCCGCACCGTCAACGTCGCCCGCGGCTCTCGCCGAGCCGGAGCCCCGCGCAAGACGCACTGCAAGAACGGCCACGCCTTCACCCCCGAGAACACCCTCCCGAACGGACCGCGAGGACGCGCCTGCCGGAAGTGCATGAACGCCGCCAACCGCCGATACCGAGCACGAAAGAAGACCGCCGCATGACCTCCAACGAGATCGCCCAGCGCGACGAGCAGCAGGCCGTCGCCACCACCGACCAGCAGACCAACACCCTGCCCGCCCCGGCACCGAGCGCCGCCACCACCGCGCTCATGCAGTGGGCGCAGGAAGCCGACCTCGCCTACCAGATGGCGCAGAAGCTCGCCGCCACCTCCTTCGTCCCGCAGTCCCTGCGCGGCAAGCCCGGCGACATCACCGCCGCGATCCTCGCCGGCGCCGAGCTCGGGCTGAAGCCGATGGCGACGCTCAAGAGCATCGACGTCATCCAGGGCACCCCGGCGCTGCGGGCGCACGCCATGCGGGCCGTCGTGCAGAAGCAGGGCCACGAGATCGAGCTCGTCGCCTCCGACGCCACGCACTGCGTGATGCGCGGCCGGCGCAAGGGCTCCGAGAACTGGCAGACCGTCGAGTGGACCATCCAGCGCGCCGCGCAGATGAAGCTCACCGACAAGGGCGAGTGGAAGAAGCAGCCGCAGAACATGCTCGTCGCCCGCGCCACCGGCGAACTGTGCCGGCTGATCGCCTCCGACGCCCTGCACGGCATGCCCTACGTCTCCGAGGAGCTGGAGGGCACCGTCCACGCCGAGGTGCTGCCGCAGAAGGCGCCGCTGTCCGTCGCCGCCCTCACGGCCCCCGCCCCGCAGCCCGAGCCTGCACCGGCCGCCGACAGCGCCTACAGCGTGCAGATCGGCAACGGCGACTGGGACACCGACGCCGCCGACGACTCCGTCGACTGGCAGCCCGAGAACGAGCAGTAGCCCGCACACCTGAGGCCGCCCCGCGGGTATCGGGGCGGCCCCACCTCAAGGAGAGCACACCGTGACGACAACACCCGAGCAGGCCCGCGCCGACGCCAACAAGCTCCTCGCCGCCCTCTACGCCAACGTCACCGACTGGACCGAGGCACTGTTCGACCAGGCCCTCCTCGCCATAGCAGGCACCGGCCGGCCGTTCTCCGCCAACGACCTGTGGCAAGTCCTGCCCGAGAGCGGACGGGCCGCCTGCGGCCTGTACTTCGCGCGGCTCACCCACCTCCGCAGCCCGCAGGTGCTGATCCGCATCGGCTACGAGCCGTCGATCAACCCGAAGGCCCACGGCAAGCCCGTCAACGTGTACGCGCTCACCGCGCCCGGCCGCGATTACATCAAGCAGCGGCAGGCCGAGCGCGGCCAGCAGCGGAGGACGGCCGCATGAGCCTCGTCTGGCTGGTGCCCGCCGTCCTCGCCCCGGGCGCTTTCTTCGCCGCCCGCTCCTGGTGGCGCGAACGCCGCTACCTCCCCGCCGCGGCCGACAACCAGCCGCCCCGCGACATCGACGCCCTCATCACCTGCCGCCGCATCAGCGCACTGCCCACCGCACGCCGAGAGGAGAAGCCGTGACCACCGACCAGGCCATCCGTGAAGCGAAGAACCGCTGGGCACGGCGACGCCGCCGCCTCATCGGCTACGGCCAGTGGCAGCCCTTCACTGACGCCGAACCCGCCCGCCGCCACGTCCTCGCCATCCAGGCGACCGGCATGGGCCTTGCCGGGATCGCCAAGCACACCGGCGTCAACCGCGGCTCCCTCGACCACCTGCTCTACGGCAGCCCTCCCATCCCGCCCGCCGCACAGATCCGCACCGAAAACGCGCAGGCCCTCCTCGCCTACTGGCCCAGCCTCGACGACTACGAAGACCGAGCCATCATCGACGCCACCGGCACCCGTCGCCGCATGCAGGCCCTCGCCGTGGCCGGCTGGCCCTCCAAGGCCATCCACCAGCGCGTCCAGGTCGGCAACTTCCAGACCATCGAGAAGCTCCGAGCCCGCACAAAGGTCACTGCCCGGCTCGCCCGCGTGATCCGCGACTTCTACGACGAGGTCTCCGCGAAGACCGCGGAGGACTACGGCGTCGAAGCGTGGGTGGCCGGTCGGACCCGCACCTACGCGGCCAAGGCCCAGTGGGCCGGGCCGGAGGCGTGGGACCCCGACACCATCGACGACCCCGAGGCCCAGCCCGACTGGACCGGTTGTTGCGGCACCGACCGCGGCTGGTGGATGCACAGCATCAACGACATCCCCGCCTGCCCGCGCTGCGAGACCGCCCACGCCGACTGGCTCGCCGAACGCCGGGACCTTCCCGCCAAAGAGCGCTGGCGCCAACTCGCCCTCGCCAAGGGCGCCGCCTCCAACCGCGGCGCCAACCTCGCCCACGACGCCCGCGAACTCATGCGGATCTCCGGCCTCACCTACGACCAGGTAGCCGAACGCCTCGGCATCACCCGCCAGCACCTCTACCAGGAACTCACCCGCCACCCCGACACCGAGACGGAGCTCGCCGCATGATGTACCGCCACGACAACGACGCCTTGACGGTCATGGACTGGTTCTGTGGCGCTGGAGGCTCCAGCCAGGGCATGCACTCCATCCCTGGCGTCCGCATGGAACGGGCGGCGAACCATTGGGAGCGCGCGATCGAGTCGCACGCCGCGAACTTCCCGACCGTCGATCACTACCGCGGCGACATCCGCGAAGCCCCGGTCGACAAGTGGCCCGTCACGGACATCTTCTGGGCGTCGCCCGAGTGCCCGCAGTGGTCCAACGCCCGCGGCAAGAAGCGCGACTTCGACGCCTCCCTCCAGGGCGACCTCTTCGACGGCTTCGGCCCGTCGGAGGAAGTCGAGCGCAGCCGGGCGCTGATGGAGGAAGTCCCCATGTACCTGCGCGGCGTGCAGGAGCGCGGCGGCCTGGTCAAGGCCGGCGTGGTCGAGAACGTCGTCGACGTCCGGGCGTGGGATCAGTGGGACCGGTGGCTCGGCGAGATCCGCAAGCTCGGCTACAAGACCCGCGTCATCGCCCTCAACAGCATGCACGCCGACCCGCGCACCGTGCACAAGGCGCCCCAGTCCCGCGACCGCCTGTACGTCGCCTACTGGCACGAGACCCTGGCCCGCACGCCCGACTGGGACAAGTGGCTGAGGCCGCGCGCCTGGTGCACCGGCTGCGACACCTGGGTGCAGGCCTTGCAGCGGTTCAAGCAGCCCGGGCGCGACATGGGCCGCTACCGCCAGCAGTACGTCTACCGCTGCCCGAACACCACCTGCCGCAACCAGGTCGTCGAACCCGAGACGCTCCCGGCCGCGGTTGCGATCGACTGGACGATCCCGGGCCAGCGGATCGGGGACCGGGCCAAGCCGCTCGCCGACAAGACCCTCGCCCGGATCCAGGCCGGCCTCGACAAGTTCGCCCGGCCCATGGTCGTCCCCGCGGGCGGCACCTGGCGTAACGAGGCCACCCCCGCAGACGAGCCGATGCCGACCCGCACCACCCGCGAGAACGACGGGCTGGCCATCCCGCCCTTCATCACCGAACTCCGAGGCGGCAGCAGTGTCCGGTCGGTCGGCGACCCGCTCGCGACGGTGGCGACCTCGGGCGGTCACCACGGCCTAGCTGTCCCTCCGCTGCTGATCCCGGTCGAGGGGCGGGACGGTAAGGAGCCGCGCTCAGCCAACGACCCGCTGCGCACCCAGACCGCCCGCAACGAGACCGGCCTCGCCTGGCTCCCGTTCATGGTCACCATGCGCGGCGGCGGCGACCAGCTGCGCGGACGCTCCATCGGCGAGCCGGTCGGGACCGTGTCCGCCAACGGCAACCACCACGGCCTCGTGACCCCGGAGAACGTCGACTGGCAGTCGCTCCTGGTGCCGTACTACGGCAACGGCCAGGCGCGCACCGTCCGCGAGCCCGTCGGCACGCTGTCCACCCGCGACCGGTACGCCCTCGTCCGAGGCGACGTCGACATCAACGACGTGCTGTTCAGGATGTTGGAGCCTCACGAGATCGGCCGGGCCATGAGCTTCGCCGACCAGTACATCGTGCTCGGCAACAAGCGGGAGCGCGTCCGCCAGTACGGCAACGCCGTCACCCCCAACTGCGCCGAGGTCATCGTCGCCGCCCTCGTCGAAGCGATCACCGGCGAAGACCTCGACCGACACACCGAGCCGCAGTACGAGACCGCCGCGTGACCGCGGTCCGCCGGCCGCGCGCCGGACCCTGACCCGCCAGCACCGACAAGCCATCCGCCGCCCGCTCTGACCAAGAAGAGAGAACCCCATGGGCTACGAGCTCCGCCGCCAACTGCGCGAGGCGCTTGGGCCGGACATCACCGGCCTCCAGCGCGCCGTCGCGCTGGAGATCGCCGACGACGCCAACGAGCGCACGCGGCGAAGCTGGGCCGCGCTCGAGGACCTGGCGCGCTGGACCGGCGCCAAGGATGGGAGCGTCGTCCGGAACGCGCTGAAGCGGCTTGCCGCGGCCGGCTGGGAGTTCCGGGTTCCGATCGGCAAGGGCAAGGACGGGCGCGCCCTGTACGCGGTGCCCGGCACTCGAATGACGTTCCTCGTACCCCACTTCGAAGGGGGAGCCACGGCTACCCCTTCCAGTGGCAAGGGAGAGCCCGGGCTACCTCTAGGGGGAGCCACCGCTACCCCTTCACCCCCACAAGGGGGAGCCACGGCACCTTCAGAAGGTGCCGTGGCTCCTTCTGAAGGTGCCGTGGCTCCCCCCTTCTCCTCATACTCCTCAGACTCAAAGAAGCTAGCTAGCCGGCAGCCCGCCGCCGATCTTGACTACGGGATCCCCGCCGACGCCCGCCCGCTCATCAACAGCCTCGCGGCAGCAGGCGTCAACGTCCGCTGGCCCTTCCGCGGCAACGACTGGTTCCCCCTCCTCGCGCTCATCAAGAAGTCCGGCGTGCCCGCCATGGTCGACCACGCCCTCAAGGTCGCCGCCCGCACCCCGGTCGACTCCGCCCGCTACTTCATGCCGGGCTGGAGCGAACTCGCACCCATCCCGCCCGCCGACACCCCCCGGCCCGCACTCCACGCCGTGCCCGCCACCCGCTCCACCGCCGACCAGCGCGTCGCCCAGGGCCAGGCCCTCGCCGCCATGTTCCGCGAGCAGGAGCAGCGCGCCCTCGAGGCCGGCCACACCAACCAGGAGCCCGCATGACCCTCGCCGAAACCGCAGACCTGCTGTCCATCGCCGCCGCCATCGACAAACGCACCCTCGGCGAATCCGACGTCCGGGCCTGGCAGATGGTCCTCGACGACATCCCCTTCGAAGCCGCCCGCATCGCGCTGCGCGAGCACTACCGCGAGACGACCAAGCCCGCCATGCCCGCCGACATCGTCCGCCGCGCCAAGCCCACCAACACCTACGAGTCCTACGCCGAGAAGGGGATCTTCTAGTGACGACCGACCTCGAGCCCGAGCTGCTCGAGCGGACACCGCCCCGCGACATCGCCGCCGAACAGTCAGCCCTCGGTGCCTGCCTCATGTCGCGCAGCGCCTGCGCCGAAGTCCTCGCCACCGTCACCCCCGAGGCCTACTACAAGCCGCAGCACGCCACGATCCACTGCGCCATCGCCGACCTGTTCATGGCCGGCGAGCCCATCGACCAGATCACCGTCGCCAAGTACCTGGGCGACCGCGGGGACCTCGCCAGGATCGGCGGCCAGGTCTACCTGTGGGAGCTCGTCCGGGCCGTACCCACACCGGAGAACGGCCCGTACTACGCCGAGGTCGTGCAGGACCGCGGCCTGCGCCGGTCGCTGATCGAACTCGGCAACCGCCTGGCGCAGATGGGCTACAGCCCGGACGGCGAAACCACCGAGATCATCGAGCGGGCCGTGACCCTGACCCGCGAACTGCGCGACCAGGGCCGCGAAGCGGAAGACCTGCCGCTGGAGGACATCCTCGACTTCGTCCAGCACGAGGACACCTACGACTGGATCGTGCCCGGCCTGCTCGAGCGCATGGACCGGCTGATCCTCACCGCCTCCGAAGGCGGCGGCAAGTCCGTGCTGCTGCGGCAGATGGCCGTCACCCTCGCCGCCGGCATCCACCCGTTCGACACGTGGAAGACCATCGACCCCATCCGGGTTCTCACCCTCGACTGCGAGAACAGCGCCAGCTCCAGCCGCCGCAAGTACCGCCCCCTGCTCGCTGCGGCGAACGACCTCGAGCAGCCCGTGCAGCGCGGCCAGTTCCACATCGAGTGCCGCCCCGAAGGCCTCGACCTCACCCGCGCCCAGGACCGCGCCTGGATGATGCGCCGCGTCGAGAAGGCCAAGCCCGACCTGCTGATCATCGGTCCGATCTACCGCCTCCACGCGGGCGACCCCAACTCGGAGGAACTCGCCCGCAAGGTCAGCGTCGTCATCGACGAGGCCCGCGCCACCGCCGGATGCGCCGTCCTCATGGAAGCCCACAGCCCGCACCACAACGGCTTCGGACAGCACCGCACCCTGCGGCCCGTCGGCTCGTCGCTGTGGATGCGCTGGCCCGAGTTCGGCTTCGGCCTGCGCCCCGTCGAGGACGAGAAGTCCGCAGCGCCCGGCGACGGCGCCCGCGGCCGGCGGGTCATCCCGTGGCGCGGCATGCGCGACGAACGCGACTTCCCCGCCTTCATCAAGCAGGGCGACAAGTGGCCCTGGATCTCCTACAAGCCCATCGACGCCGACCCCCTCACCGGCTACAGCGAAACGGGAGCGATCTGGTGACTGACCCCAACCCCCTCTACGGCGACGCCTGCGAGGCCTGCCCGACCTACGACGTGTTCCCCGAGTCCGCGCTCCGCGACGGCGCCGAGGGACTCATCGCCGGCTACCACTGCCCCAACTGCGGCCACATCTGGACCTGCGGCTGGCAGATCGTCCCCGGCCGGGCCATACCGCCCGAGCCCGCCGTCGACTCGCCGCTCTTCAACGAACACGTCACCGCGCGCATCCACGAGCAAGCCGCCATCGCCCGAGCCCGCAAGCACCTCAACAAGGAGACCCCGTGACCACGACCCACCACCCCGCCGCCTGATGCCCGCCGCGCGTTGACGCCCGCCTGACCACCCAGAGGAGACACCGTGAGCACCGACCTGAAGCCTCTCGCCCCGCTCGCCCGCACCATCGCCGAAACCGTCCGCGACACCCCGGTCCGCGTCGGCACCCCGGAAGGCGCCGCAGACCTCGTCGCCCAGCTGACCGTGAAGGTCGCCGCCTACATGGGCCGTGAGCTCCCCGACACCCCGGGCCTCGCCGCGCACATGGTCGAGGTCGACGCCGAACGCCAGCGGCAGCTCGCGAAGTGGGGCGACCAGCACCACCCCGACGGGACGGGTGCCCGTCGCTGGCGGGACGCCGCGAACCACGTGCGCGGCGAGGTGGACGACGACGCCCGCCTGGGGCGCACGACCTGGCAGGGGATTCTCCGCGAGGAGGTGTTCGAGGCTCTCGCCGAGTCCGACCCCAAGGCCCTGCGGACCGAGCTGGTGCAGTGCGCGGCCGTCATCCAGGCGTGGATCGCCGACATCGACTCCCGCCCCGCCGCCACCTCTGCCCCGTGACCGCAGACGGCCCGGCGGTGGAGCTAGCACCGCCGGGCCTGGCACCCACCGTACCCAGCCCCGGAAGGAACCCGATGACCGACGACCACGTGCAGCACACCTGGCACCTCGCCCACCCCAACGGCGACGAGATCACCATCGACCTGTGGACCGACGGCGAGAACGTGCGCGTAGACGGCGGACCCGACGACGGCCACGACGACGACCGCGGCCAGACGGCGGTCGACCATCTGCTGGCGAAGTACACCGCGGCCGGCTACCGGCTGGTGCGCGACTACCCCGTCAACGACCCGGAGACGCACCACGACGAGGCGCCAGACGCCGAGCCCGACGGCAAGCCCGACCAGTGCCCCGAGTGCGGCAGCCCCGTCGAGTACGCGGCGAACCACAGCAGCGACTACCGCGAAGGCCCGGCCTGGCTGTGCACCGGCTGCCGCTGGGGCCAGTACCTCGTCGCCTGACCACCCGCCCCGCCGGCCGTCTCGCGCGGCCGGCCCCACCCCTGGAGGACCAATGACCGACCAGACCGCCTACACCGAAGTGCTCGCCCGCCTGCTCTGTGCCGCTGATGTTCATGTCCACGGTGACGACCACCCCACCTGGCAGCAGCTGGTCGGCGAGCCCGGTGGCCGTATCCGGGACGACTACCGCAAGGCCGCCAGCTGGCTGGCCGCCCGGCTGACCGTCACGGGCCAGATGCCCGCCGCTCCCGCCGTTCAGGCGCCCGCCGCCGACCGGGACGCCGCGACCGCAGGGTTCGTGCTGTGGCTCGACGCCTCGGACGGCTCGGTTCCCACGCACGATGGAGTCCAGTGGCCTGACGGCATCGTGACCATCCACCACCGCCACTTCGGGATCACCACCACGCACCACAGCGCTGAAGCCGCCTGCCAAGCCGCGCACGGCAAGCAGGGTCGCATCGTCTGGCCCGAGCCCGCGCCCACCGACCGGGCCGAGTGGGACGCCCTGGCCAGTGACACCGACCGGCTCCGGAAGGCCTGGGGCGAGATGCGGGACCGTGCCGAGCGCATCGAGGCGGAGGTGCAGCGGCTGACCACCGACCGGGCCGCCGTGCTGCGGGAAGCCGCCGCTCACCTCGAACGCCAGGCCGACCAGCTGTGGGCGTCCGGCAGCAGGGCGCACACGGTGATGTACGCCGACGCCGCCGAGCTGCGTCGCATGGCCGACGGGGCGGGCGCATGGTGCAAGTGCCGATCCTGCTGGGGCTGGTTCGTCAACGACCACCCCGGCGAGGACCTGGACGAGCTGGGGAAGGACCTCAGCTGGTGGTCGGGCCTCCCGGTGCACCGCGATGCACCCACCGGGGCGCAGCAGCCGGGGGAGTCCCGGTGACCGGCCCGTCGTCTGCCCCCCGCGGCGAGCGGGCCGGTACGCCGGGTGCCCGTTGGGAGACGCGGCTGGTGTGGTCCGGCGAGGAGGTCGTCGACGACGACGCGGAGCCACCCCGGCCGAACCGGGCCACACGGCGCGCAGCGAAGCGGCAGCGACCGCGTAAGGCGGAAGAGGCCCGAGAAGGCCCCCAGACGCCCGTCTCCCGGCCGAACACCCCGCAGTGGACCCCGTTCCCGCTCCGAGCCGCAGACGGGCGCTCAGAGCCGCCAATCCGAACCGTCGACCCCACGGAGCCCCGAATGACCCCCGAACCCCAGCCCCGCGGCCCCGTCGACTGGGCCCGCCGGCAAGCCGCCGAACGCCAGCAGCGGCTCGACCCGGACGCCATCATCCGGGCCGCCAAGTTCACCGCCGCCCACTGGCACCAAGCCGCCCTCGACCGCGACGACATCCCCATGGCCCACGCCATCGCCTGCATCCGCGCCGCCCTCGCAGGTGAGGCCCGCCCCGACCAACTCGGTCTGGACGAGCACGAGCACGACGCGTTCCGCGCCGCACTCCAGCCGCCCGCCCACAACGACGGCCGCAGCGTCGCCGAGGCCGCTGCCGACGACCGCGCCCACTGGGAACGCAAGTACGCCGGGGAGGGCCAGTGAAGCCCTACCGCGTCCTCGTCACCGGCAGCCGCGACTGGCCCACGCCCGCCGTGGTGTGGGGCGCGCTCAACGACGTCCGCGACGAAGCCCTCACCGCCGACCGGCACCTTGTCGTCGTCCACGGAGCCTGCCCGCGCGGCGCCGACGACCACGCCGCCAAGTGGTGCACGACCGCCGTCCAGTTCGTCAACGGCGTCACCGAGGAACGCCATCCCGCCGACTGGCAGATCAACGGCAAGCGGGCCGGGTTCATCCGCAACGCCCACATGGTCAACCTCGGCGCCGACCTGTGCCTCGCCTTCATCCGCAACGGCAGCCGCGGCGCCAGCCACACCGCTGCCCTCGCCGAACAGGCCGGGATCCCCGTCCGGAGGTGGACGGCGTGACCTGGCAGCGGCAGGAGATCGCCACCACCTGCGACTCCTGCCGCGCCTACTGGAACGTCCTCCAAGACCTCGGCGAGGAATGGGACGCCGCCGGACGGCCCGCCGACCCCGACCACTGGGGCGTGATCATCGCCCGCGCCCTCGCCGCCTACAGCCAACACCTCGCCGACCACCTCCCCGCCTGACCCGCACCGCCCGCACGAAAGGCACCGCGATGATCGACGACGCACCCGCACCCCGTTGCGTGATCTGCCCGCGCCAACTGCTCGACCACGAGACCGGGAGGTTCATCTGCCTGCCGTGTGAGCACCGCATCGACCAGGACCTGCGGAAGCTGGCCGGGCCCGCAGGCCTCTACGCCCGGCTCTGCCTGCGCATCCAGCCCGGCCGCGGCGGCGACGGACCCGCCGTCTCGGGAACCCCCGGCCGCGCCATGCCCTGCAACGAAGCCGTGCTCACGATGACCGCCAACGGGGGCCTGGTGTCCACGCTGGAGACGTGGGTCGAAGACTGGGCCACCTACGGGCTCGCCCGCCGCAGCACCGGCGGCCGGCTCCAGCATCGCGTCGACGTTGCCGTCGAGACGCTGCGGCTCAACCTCACCCGGGCCGCGTCCCGTCACCCGGCGCTGGATGAATTTGCCCGGGAGGTCCAGCAGGCCGCGCGGCAGATCGAGGCCATCATCAGCGGCGAACGGGCGCCCCGGCGCATCCCCGTCACCTGCCCCTGCGGCACCGTCCGGTCGGTCACCCTCGATACTGACGGGTTCGAATGCCGCGGCTGCGGGGCGGAGTACGGGCACAGCGAGGCGCTCAAGCTCACCGTCGCGGAGAGGCGGGCTGCGTGACGGAGAGCTTCCCACCGCCGAGCGGTTGTCAGTATTGACAACCGCTGCCGCGCCCCTTAAGTTTTCAGTATTGGAAACCAGGCACGGCCGATCCGAGAGGTACCCGCCATGACCGCCTCCTTCCGCGTCTCCCAGGACTCCACCAAGGAAGACCTACTCACCAAGATCGACGGCCAGAAGCGCCAGATCGCCAAGCAGGAAGCCAAGATCGACAGGCAGCGCGCCCAGATCGCCGCACTGAGCGAGCGCGCCGCCGAACGGAACCGCACGATCGCCACACAGGACCGGGTGATCGCGGAACAGGCCGACGAAATCCAGGCCCTCAAGGAGCAGATCGCCCGCCTTCAGGAGACCCAGAAGGGGCTCACCCGATGACGCGAATCACCGTCTACAACAACGACGGCGACACCCGCCTCGGCTGGTTCGACCTTGACGCCGCCGAAGTCGTCCAGATCGAGGACACCCGGTGGGACGGGCACAACATGCGTGGCGTCATCTCCGGCCTCCAAACCGAGACGGCCGCCCTCTATCGGACCAAGGGCGGCCGGTGGGTCGAGAACATCGACGCCCGCCGCGAGGGCGGTACCGAGACCTGGCGGTTCCTGACCGACGACGAGGCCCGCAGTTGGATCATCGCCTCGGGTGCCGACAATGCTGAGGACAACCTGGCCAAGTGGTTTCCAGACACTCCGGAGGAGGAAGGTCCCGCCCCGCAGGGCGGCCGGCCCGCAATCGGCCCCACCATCAACGTTGCCTACCCCAAGGAACTCCTGGACAGGATCGACGCGGCAGCCAAGGAAGCCAAGATTTCCCGCGCGGCATGGCTGCGCCAAGCTGCCGAGAAGTGTCTGCAAGCGTAGGACGCATGGAGGAGAAGGGCCCCGACCCGGATGGGTCGGGGCCCATTCGCATGTCCGCCTACGCCGCCTCTCCGATCACCGGCGGCTCGGCCGGCTTCCGCCCGTTCAACACCTGACGCACCCAACCCTCCGACAGCCCCAGCCGCGCCGCCAACTCCGCCACCGGCACACCGTGCCGCCACGCCGCCCGCAACGCCGCATTCCGCCGCAACTGCCACCGCTCCCGCGCCACCCGGCCCGCCACCGTGCGGTGCAGGAACACCGCCGCAGTAAGCAGCAACCGGCCCGCCATGTTGCTCCACTTTCGCTGCACACAAGCCCCCTGTCAGTGCACCGACAACCAACCCACACCACGGTCGACGGCGCGCGAAAGCGGCACAAGGGCGCGAAGCGGGCGCACACACAGAACGCCCCCACCGAGGAGGCGGGGGCGTTGCTGGTGGGGCGGTCAGGCGCGGGACACCGCAAGCGGCGCCGGCACCGGCGGGGCATCCAGACCGAACCTCTCCGCGAGGAGCATCCGGGCCGCGGTGTCGCGCTCGAAGGCGCTGCGGCCGGGCGGCATCGACAGGACGCGGGAGCCGTCAGGGGCCTCGACGAACGCCCCGAAGAACGTCGCATCCGTGATCGACGAGTCGACGAGTTCCACGTCCAGCTCGGCGAGGAGCTCGTCGAGTGGCGCATCCAACAGGTGATCTGTCGACAAAGCGGGGCGCGCTAAAGCCAGTGCTTCGCTACTCTTCATGCGTAGCTCCATCCTTCACAGGGGTTGGGTTGCTGGATTCGCGAGTCGCCACTCGCGGGTCGAACTGGCCGGGCGGTCGCCACCGCCCGGCCGTTCGCGTTTCTAGGAGCCTCATGGATGAGGCGGCCGGATTGGGAGGGCACCACACAAGACCTTCACAGGTCAGTGCGGCAGCACCTCGTCGAGCCACGCCTGAACAGGCCCGTACAGGCCGTAGGGCACCAGGCCCGGGATCTCCTCATGCCGCACCCAGGCGACCGTGTCGAGCTCCTCCTCATCGGCCACCGTCGCCGTCCCCGAGACGACCTCGCATGCCGTGTACGCCATGAACTTGCCCGTCTTCGGGTGAACGCGGTCGCCGATGTACTTCACCGGTTTCACCGTCAGGCCGGTCTCCTCGAGCGTCTCCCGAACCGCCGCCTCTTCCGCGGTCTCACCGTCCTCGACGCCGCCGGCCGGGAACTGCCATGACAGCTCGCCCTCCTTGACGCGGCGGCGCACCATCAGGACACGCCCTCCGTCGGTGATGATGGCGGCGGAGATGCCGGGCTTCTCGGTGGTCGTCTCGGTCATGCAATCGCCTCCAGGGCGCTCAGGATGGGCGGGTAGATGCGGTCGGTGGGGATGAAGCGGCTGAGCTCCCTTATCGGAGCCCATGCCACGGCGACGTTCTCGGAGGAATCCCCGTTGACCGCCTCGCCGTACACGTAATCGCAGATGAAGTAGTCGCACATTGCGCGCGTATAAGGGTGGAGTCGTTCACCCAGGTGTTCGCGGACCATGCAGTGCACCCCGGTTTCGTCCAGGGTTTCCCGCACGGCGACCTTCGACGCCGAGCCGCCCGGCTTCACGATGCCAGCCGGGAACTGCCACGAGATGTCGTCGCCGTCCTGCCTGCATACGAGCAGCACGTCACCGTCTCGGCGGACCACTGCGATGGCCACCCGCAAGGCCTGCGCCTCCGGCTGGGGAGTCGCTATCCGCGACAAATGGATGAACCGCCGGCGCACCGCATCACCTGCCATTCCGTAGGTCGTGTCCAGAATGCGCTGCGTCTCTGGCTGGGGCACCATGCTCGGGTTCGCGCGCCACGACGCGACACTGCGAACAGACACCCCCAGCTTTCCTGCGAATGCTTCCTGGGTCATTTCGAATGCGTCCTGGAGCCGGGCCGCTTTCTCCCCGGTCCACCGCTGAACGTCGTCCACTATCGGCTCCTCGGCCGCCTTTGTGGGCCCTCTTGCGGCGGGTCTGCATCAGCCTGCATCGCCCGCTGCAGATCACTGCATGGTGCTGCACGGGGTCTTCATGGTCTGGCTGCGCCCACGCGCGAAGACTCGATCCCATGCAGCACTGGTCACTCACCCCTGCCGAACTGGTGGGCGCGTTGGTATGTGACGCCCCCCATGATTTGTCCGATCTCCTTCCAGGTCTTGCCCTGACCCTTGAAGCCCAGCGCGATCTCCTGCCGCTGTCGTCGCCGGAACATCTCGAGCTCGTCTTCGAGGTGCTTGGCGAGTTCGAGGTATGCGGCCCAGCGTTCGGGGAGGTCTGTGATGGCTCGCAGTTGGTCCTCGTATCGGGCGTAGGGGGCGTCGGGAGAGTCGGCCATGACGTGAGGGTACGGGCGATCCGGCGGGCACTCAAGACGCGATTGGAGAAGTTCAGTTGGGCGCTTGACTCCCCGCCGCGTCGCCCTTACGGTCGTATCAGTCGCTCTCAAGGCAACAGCTTGAGAGCGGCGAACGTCGTCCACTCTCACCGGACCCAGTCCGCGGACGGCGCACAAATGAAGACGGGCCGGACAACGCGACTCTCACCTCGCGTGCCGGCCCTGACCAACAGGTTCTGACTAGGAGACCACGTTGGCTACCACCGATCTTATCGGTGCGCTTGGGCGCGCCGACAACGCGGGCGACACCGCCCCGCTTCCGCCGGCCGCCATCGATGTGGCTCGCCGCCTTGAGCTGGAGCTCCGGTCTCCGGTCGACGTGCTGCGTATGCGGGTCGGTCGCCTGGAGGAGTCGCTGTGGATTCAGCGGCAGGGCCGGGACTTCGACCTCGTGCAGATGCGGAACCCCGCACTGTCCGAGCTGGAGCGCGCCGAGGCCGAGGGCTCCTTCCGCAGCACGGCCTGGGAGATCGTGGATCTGCGCCGCCAGCTGCGCGAGGCGAAGGCGGCCTTGGAGGTGGCGATCCGCTTCCAGGAGGCGGAGTCGACGTACCGGCTGATGTCGGCACAGACGTCGCGCATCGCGCCCGGAGAGTTCGATCGGCTGCTGTGCCTCCAGGACGAGATGCGGATGTGCCGCTGCCAGCTGGAGGCCGCCGGCCGCCTCGACCTGATCGGCGGTGCCGCGTGATGACCGCCGCTGACGAAGCCCCGCAGCCGGAGCCGACGCCGGATCTGCCGCCGCTGCCGCAGGACACTGCGGCCCGCCGCCGGGCGATGAAGGTCCGCAAGTGGTGAGCGCCGAGCACGAGCGCACGAAGCCGCCGCTCCCCGTGCGTCCTCCGCGCCCGCACCCCCAGGGCTGACCGCCCACCCCCGTACCGCCGCGGTGGCGGTGTCCGCCCCCGTCCCGCCACCGCGGCTTCCCATCTCGCTCCACCCACTCCATCCCGGCATGACCAACCGAGGAGATCAGCCATGCCTTCTTCCACCCAGACCACCCAGTCCAGCGCCTTCGCTGAGCCGTGGCCGGAGGGCGTCATCGCCCGCTACCTCACCGTCGCCGGGGCTTCCCTGGCACGCGAGGACCTGGCCGTCGACATTACGTACTCCACCAAGAGCGGACTGATCACGAACACCTGCGCGGGTTGCGGCAGCACCGAGCACACCAACACCGACGGATCCTTCGCCGACTCCCCGGAAGCGGAGCAGGCCCGCGTCGAGCAGTGGCTGCCGCAGGCCAAGCGTGACGCCCAGTCCCACGCGGAGACCTGCCGCGCCCTGCCCCGCCCCACCGCCTGACCTTCCCTTTCCCGCCCCACCTGACCAGTGAGGATCCACCGCCATGCCCACGCTCACCTTGATCACGTCTGCTCCGTCGTCGGACGCCGAGTACCGCACCGATCTGATCCGCCGCTACCTGGCTGCCTCCGACTCCTTCGCCGAGATGGCGCTGCTGGCTGAGGCGGCCCGCTACGACAAGGCCAACCCGGGCGAGTCCCTCGTCGACGAGCTGCTCGGCGCCGCCCTCGGAGACGTGGCCTGATGGCCCGCGAGGAGCTGGCCCGGGCTGCCGGTGAGGCCACGGTCGACACGTACACGGCAGCGGCTGCCTTCGGCGAGACGCACGAGGTGACGCACCTCGCGGCCGGGCGAGCGCTGAAGCTCGCCGTCGAGGCGCAGCAGGCGGGTGCGTCCCCCGCCGACATCTGCCGGGCGGCCGGACTGCCCACCCCCTGAACCGCCGGGCGCGGTCACCCCCTGCCGCGTCCGGCATCCAGCCCGCCGATCAATCAACCCGAGAGGAGCCCATCGTGGCCCTGTTCCGCCGCACTCCCGAGCCGAAGGGCTACCGCCCCACCGAGGCCGAGGTGAAGGACGCTGCCGCCCAGTTGAACGCGGGTAGCCATCACGCCGCCTACGACCTGGCCGCCCACTCCGGCGACTACCAGCAGGACACGGCGATGCGGATCCTCGGCCACTGCATCGAGGACGGGGACGGCTCGTGAGCGCCCCTGCCCCGAACACGCACTTCCACTGCCCCGACTGCCACCCGCAGCTGCAGCGCGGTGTGACCCCGGCGATCTGCGGCGAGATCATCCCGCCTGTCGTCGTCGGCACCGGCCCGGAGCGGAAGTGTCGGCCCTGCAGGAGCCTGCTGCGCCAGCACAAGGCCAGCCACCGCCGCCGCTGACCGGCTGTCCGCGGCCCGCGTCGCGCACGCGGGCCAAGAAGAACTGGCGCAGCACCACCCCATTGCACACCCCCACGAGTCCTGGAAGGACAGCCATGAGCAGCGGATACCGTTCCTGGGAGGAGCGTGACGCCGACGTAGCGAAGACGAAGGCCGAGACCGCCCGCATCAAGGCGGAGGCCGACGCGGCGGCGCAGGCAGCCGAGTCTGCCGCGGCTGCGACCGAGACCGCGAAGCTTGCCGAGAAGGTTAAGCAGGCGCGGCTGCAGAAGCAGCTCGGCGACGTCAAGGAGACCGCCAAGGACGACAAGGTTGCCCGGAAGGCGAAGCGGCGCGAGCAGCGCGACGAGGACGGCGCCACCTTCAAGGTTCTCGTCAACGTGGTCATGGCGCTCGGCCTGCTCGCCGCCCTCCCCGCCCAGATCTCCTACTTCCTCGGCCTGCACCGCAAGGACGACAAGGATCCCGGCCCGGCGTGGACACTCACGCCGATCCCGTTCTTCCTGGAACTCCTCGCCTGGGTGGGCGTCATGGGTACCCGATGGGCGCACCGCAAGGGCCTGCCACGGTGGCCGTTCTGGATCCTGACCGCGACGCTCGCTTCCCTCGCCGGCTGGATCAACTACGCGCACGGCGTCACCGAGTACGGCCCGGTCGCCGGCTACGCCCTCGCTGCGACGTCCATGATTGGCCCGCTGCTGGCGGAGGTCCGCCAGTTCCTGGAGTCGAAGGCCGCCGAGGACGGGCGCGATCTGAAGCAGCGCGCCAAGGACCGGCGCGCGGCCCGGGAGAAGGCGAAGGCCGACCGTGAACGGGAGCAGGTCGAGCGGGCCGAGGACGAGCGTCGCAAGAAGCTGTTCCCGAGCGAGTTCGAAGAGTACGAGCGGATCATGGCCGCCTACCCCACCGGCGGCATCACCCGGGCTGCGGCATGGGAGCAGGCGTGGGACACGATGCACGCCCTTCCCCTCGCCGTAACGGCCGGCAGCATGGCCGCCCGCGAGGTAGCCCGGGAAGCCGTCGAGGAGCTCCTGCGGGATGCCGACCGCAGCCCCGAAAGCATCGCCGTGGACCTGTTCCTCGCGAAGGCATTCGACCCGAACGGCGGCGACGACGGACCCGCAGGAGCTACCCCAGGAGGCGGATCCAGTGGGCCTACGGGGGGAGGGTCACGGGCCCGTCGTGCGGAGCCCTCCGAAGGGCCTACAGCCCTTGGGCGTAAAGGGAAGCAGGGCTCTGGCCGTACCGCCGCGAAGACCCCCGAGAAGCCGCTCGATCCGGCTCACATCGAGAAGGTCCGCAAGCTCGTCGAAGCCCTCGGAGACGTTGACCGGCTCTCCGCCCGCAAGGTCCGCGAAGTGATCGGCGGCGGCAGCAACGAGTACGCCGTCCGCCTCCGCAACCACGTGAAGAACGAAGCCGCATCCGCCAACTGAACCCACCTGTCAGGAGTCTGAACATGAACGTCACCCTTCGCCGTATCGCCGTCTCCACCACCGCGACCGTCGCCCTCCTCGGAGGCGCCACCGCCACCGCGTCCGCCGCGTCCCCGGAGCACGAGGCGACCGTCGTCGCCATCGCCAAGGCCGAGACCCCGCCGGGCGGAACGGACGGCATCACCAACGGCCTCACCCCCGACCACGGCGGCATGGGCTCGCAGCTGCAGAACCCCGTCAACGGGCAGGTACCGGCCGGCTACCCGCAGCAGATCCAGACGCAGGCCTCGGGCGGCGCGATCGGCGCCGGGGTCGTCGCGATCCTCGTCCTCGGGATCATCGTGTTTGTCCGGGTCCGCGGCAAGGACATCAAGGTCGGCGACGCGGTCGTCGTCACTCTGTTCGGCATCGCCGTCTCCGGCACGGTCATCGGAGCCCTGGGTGACCAGCTCACCGACTCCGCCGTCGCCTCTCTCGGCAGCATGCTCGGCGGCCTCTGAGCCACCCACCCGCGGGGCCCGCACCGGGCCCCGCCCCTCACTCAGGAAGGAAGCAGGCCAGTGGCCACCGAGATCGAGCCCCAGTACGCCGAGCAGCAGCCGCAGGAGGAGACGGCCGAGCCGACTCGCGGCGAGCGCATCAAGGCCGCGTTCGCCGAGCAGCGCAGCAACGCCGGTGCCCGCACCCGCGACTGGCTGGCAGGCGGCGACCTGGACGAGGCCGACGTCATCCATCTGGCCACCGAGACGAAGCAGCGCAAGCACGCCGAGCAGGTTGCCCAGCAGGAGCGGCGCGCTGCCGAGGCCCGCGGGCGTTTCCACGTGGCCAAGGCGCAGGCCGAAGACAGCGAGACCAACAGGGGGCACGGCAACGTCGCCGCTCTGGCCGGACGAGCCGCCCAGGAAGAGGCCAGGCTCGAAGCCCTCCGCGCCACCCCCGTGCTGCCGCCCACCGACCGGGAGATCAACGCGGCCCGCAACGGCAAGAGGGCCGGACGGGCGGCGATCCTCGCCGGCGGGACTCTGGGCGGACTGTCCGCCTTGGGCACCGCCGTCGAGCAGGCCGCCACCGGGCAGCCCATGCTGCTTGCCGTCGTCACCACCGGGGCGAGCCTCGGTTGGTATCTGATCTCCCGTCCCTTCGTCCGAAGCCAGGCCGGTGAGGTCCCTTTCGGGATGACCCCGGCCAGCCTGCCCGCCACGTTCCAGGCGGAGCCGGCCGGGGGAGCAGCGCCGATCGTCGGTGGGAACGTCGTCATGTCCGTCGAGCAGCTGCCCGAAGGCGCCAAGCCGCACCCGCTGCGGAACGCGCACACGCCTGACCAGCTCGCCCAGTGCGTCCTGCTGGCCGCCCGCGCCGAGAACGTGCCGATCGTCGAGGTGTCGGACGTGACGCGGCAGCCGTGGGGCTGGCAGTGCACGGTCCGCGTCAGCGAAGGCACACCCGAGGCGATCATCGAGAAGAGCGGCGACCTCGAGACGAAGTTCGACCTGCCCACCAACGGTGTCCGGCCGCAGCCGATCAGGGCCCGCCGCGCCTGCGCCATCCTCCGCCTTGTCGATGGCGACCCCTTCGCTACCGCCCCCGGCATGCCGTACCGAGCCCCCAAGTCCCTGTCGATCACCGACCGGTTCCGGATCGGCACCAGCGTCGGCGGCGACCCCCTGGAGGTATCCCTCGCCGGCGTGATGGGCCTGTGGGTCGCGGCGTCCGGCGGCGGCAAGACCGGCATCCTGCAGGCCCTCGCCGAGGGCACCACAGCGTGCCGGGACAACATCACCATCGACCTCGACCCGTTCGGTGACGGCCTCGAAGACCTCGGGGACGCCGTGCGGATCACCGCCCGCACGAACGAGCAGATCGAAGCCGTCCTGTTGTTCTTCCTGGTCATGGCCAAGGCGCGCGCCCGGCTGAGGGCGAAGCTCGGCATGGGTAAGAAGTGGAAGGCCAGCCCCGAACACCCCGCTGTCACGATCTTCTTCGACGAGTTCCCGAAGGCCACGGAGCTGGCCAAGAAGCTGGCGTTCGACCTGCTTCTCGTCGGCCGCAAGGAGCTCATCGAAGTCGAGATCGCCTCCCAGGGCGGGCAGAAGGGCTACCTCGGCGAGAACTTTGCACAGATGGTCGCCCTCAAGGCCGTCGGCCCGTGCAAGGTCGGGGACACCCGCGCCGTGTTCGGTGACGGGGCCGTCAAGGAGGGCTACCTGCCGCACAAGCTCTCCCCGGCCACCGACACCGACCCCAAGGACGCCGGTCACATCTTCATTCAGGGCGTGCCCGGCATGGCCGACGAGCCGATCGAGTACGCCGTTCACGAGACGCCGTCCGCGGTGCTGCGTCAGCTCGCCCAGGAGCGCCTGGAGGCCGGGCTGCTCGAACCGGACCAGGACAGCCTCGACGCGATGAAGGGTGTCGACCTGCCCGAGTACGTCGAGCCGGTCTGGGACAACGAGGGCAACCTCAAGAAGCCGGCGCCCGTCGACCTGCTGTCGTGGGAGCAGCTGTTGAAGCTGTGCGGTGCCGAGCCGCCTGCCGGCGCGGAGCTGGCGGATGGCCCCGAACGGGCTGTGATCGAGGACGCGGTCGCGGTCATGGAGAAGTCGGGCGTCGATCGGATGAAGACCGAAACGCTGCTCCTGGCACTCCGCGACTACGACCCCGATGCCTACGGCGAGATGGAAGTCGAGGCGTTCAAGGCCCTGATGAGTAAGGCGGGCGCTGGAGGCCCGATCACGCTGGGCCAGATCGGCGAGGAGAAGAACCCGCGCGGCTTCAAGCGGGATCGACTCCGCCACCTGCTGTGACCGTTACGCGAAGTATGCACCCCTGATCAGGGCCTGCTCAGCCCTGCTCACGCCACAAACCCGCAGGTCACAGCTGCTCAGCCTGCTGCTCACCGCCTGCTCAACCTCTGCTCTGAGCAGCACCTGAGCAGGCGCCTGAGCAGCCCTGACCTGCGGCTTCTCCCGCTGAGCAGTGCTGAGCAGGCAGAACAAACCACCACAAACTAGAAACGGAGCCCGACTCATGCCCAAGACGTGGCAGCCCCACCAGGAGAAGAAGTTCGTCCGCGAACTCAAGCTCGGACAGCCCTACTACGTGATCCGCGACCTCGAAACCCGCGGCGCCCCGTTCGAGGACGCCCAGCGGTACGAGGAGCACGTGTTCACCGAGCGGTCCCGCCTCACCGGAACCCCGCGTACCGACGGCGGCATGACCGCCACCCAACTCTGCAGGAACTGGGGCCCGGTCTACGACACGCCGCCGCGCAACATGCGGCGCAGCGGTGAGCCCGGCCCGCAGGTCGGCGCCCCCCTCGGCCGCGACTACACCGCCTACCTCGACGAAGCCGAACTCCGCGGCCTCGACAAGAGGCTCCGCGACACCAGCGACCCCCGCACCCGCCGCATCTAGCTGAGCCGGGGCGCCCCTCCCGCCTGCCAGCAAAGCAGGGGCGCCCCGTTCTACCCCACCCGATCAAGACCAGACGAGGAGATCACCATCATGACCGACGAGCAGTGGGAGGCCCAGAACAGCAGCCTCTCCCCGGACGAAGCCCACGCGCGCGGCCTGTGCTGGTGTTGCGCCGGCAACCGCGTTCTCTACACCGCGTTCGGCGGCGTGCAGCGCAAGGTCGACTGCCACGAATGCGGCGGCACTGGCAAGGCCCAGAGGTGACCATGGCCGTCGCCGCCCCGGCCGTCGACACGAGCCTCGACCTCGACGCGCGGCTCGCCCTCACCCTCGCGGTCATGGACGAACGCTGCACCCTCGCCGTCCTCGCCGTCGAAGTGAACACCGCCCACCTGCCCGTCGTTGAGCCGCTGCCCGAGATCACCGCGCCGCTCACTGTCCCCCTCGCGCCGGCGCCCAGCCCCTACAGCACCCCCCTCGCCGCTCTGCTCCACCGGGCGAGCCTCCGACTGGAGGCCGCCGGCTGGTGTACCGGTGCGCTGCGCGACGAGCAGGGCGCCGCCTGCCTCATCGGCCACACCCGTGCCGAAGCCGCAAGCCGCGACCAGGCCGACGACGCCTGCGCCCTCCTACTGGAAACCATCCGCCGCGACTTCACCGACGCCGAAACCATCCCCAGCTGGAACGACGCACAGCGCAACCCGCGACTGCCCCTCATCTACCTCGGCCGCGCCGCCGACCTCGCCCACGCCCGCAACCTCTGAGGAGAACCCCCATGTGCGACACCATTGAAGCCCCCGACTTCCTGACCGGGACCATCACCCCCGGCACCTACGCCGAGAACGACCGGAGGGAGCTCCGCGACCTCGCCGTGCACCTACTCGTCGACAGCCAGCGCCTCCAGCGCGCCGGCTGCGCCAGCCGCATGCACCTGCTCCTCCACGTCCACCCTGCCATCGACCACGCCGTCAAGGTCGGCTGGGACCGTGACGACATCCACGCCGCCGCCGACCGCGAGTACGGGCAGTGGCTCATCGACAACGCCGGGAGGTAGGACCGATGACCGAACCCGCATGGTGGCCGCAGATCCTGTCCGCTACGTCCCTGCGTCGTCAGGCGGCGGGCATGCTCCTCGCCCAAGCCACCCCTAGCGTCGTGCGCGGCACGCTGCGGCTGGAGTTCCCCCGGACCGGCCTCGTCACGGCCTGGCGGGACAGCCGGGCCGAAGCAGCACTGGAAGGCGCGCTCGCCCACTACGGGTGGGCCATGCCGATCGAGGTGACAGAGGCCTGACCGCAACACAGAGCCCCCGACGAACCCAGCGTCGGGGGCTTTGCCGTGACCGTATCGGGCGAATCCGGGTCACGGAATGAACACTTCACCTTCACGCTCACCCCAGTCGCGCGCATGATGCACCCCACGCACACTGATCCATGGGGGGACCATGCGCCGTACCGTCACTGCCGTTGCCGCCTGCCTGCTCGCCGTAGGCGCAGTCGGCTGCTCAAAGTCCCACGACGAGAACGTCAAGGGCTGCACCGCCGCGCTCGCTGAGCAGACCGGAGGCGATCCTGCGGACACGCCGACCGTCAGGGAAGCGGAGGAGAGGGTCGATGCACTCGACAAGACGCTCGCGGGCATGGTCCGGTCCGGGTACGAGGGCGTGGCCAGGGACGCGCTCGACACGGTGGAGAAGAAGACCAAGGAGGGCGGGAAGGACCGGCCGGAGGCGTGCGAGCCGCTCTCGAAGGACGACTACACCGCGCTGCTGACGGCCAAGGCGATCGATGGTCTCGGTTGGACGGACAACGACGGCCAGTTCGACAAGCTCAAGATGGTGGAAAGCCTCGGCGACTAGCCTTGCTGTGGTCGTGGCGAGGCCCCGCACCGAATCGTCCTCCGGGCGGGGCCGTCGTCGTGCGGTGCATTAGTCGTACAGCGACCGCCCGGCACGCTGCACTGCCTGCCGAAACCCTGCCTCGACCGCGCCGTCGTCGATGATGAGCAGTTGGCCGGGTGGGCAGCACGGGCTGGCTCGCAGGGTGATGTGGTCGTAGCCGCGTTCGTCGATGACGGCCTGGATCTCGTCGAAGCGGCCGGGCTCGCAAAGAACAGTGCGGTTCGCGTCGCCCTCGATCTGCGCCCAGAACGCCTCGTCTGCGTTGCTCATCCGGTCTTCTCCTCGCTGCTCACCGGGTGCTCCTGGAGCGTGGCCACCTCGACCCGCAGATCATGGATCACGCGCACGAACTGCTCCGTTGTGTGCGTGGCCAAGTGCTCGCGCAGCGCTGCCTCCGTCTGCTGGGCCTCCGTGAGACAGGCTCGATGCGCGATCGAGGTGACAGCTTCGCTGAAATCCCGGGCAGCCGGGTCGGCTGTGACGCCGAGCTCGGCGATCCGGTCGACGCTGGGCGGCGGGACCTCGTGGCGCCAGCCGCATTCGAGCGGGCACAGGTAGCGGGTCGTTCCGGGCGCCGGGCTATTCATGCCGTTCAGCATCTCACCTGCCGCGCGATCGCCGTGTGCGCCAGCCTTTGCGGGCCATGCCGGAGCGCTCCGGGAAGGTACGGCCGGCGTTGGAGATGCGGGCGGCCTTGGTCTTCGAGGCGCCCTTCCGGCGGAGCGCGCGGTAAACGGCGTGGCGTGAACGGTAGACGAACCCCCAACGTCCTCCACGGTCGGAAACCATCAGCGGCCCTTCTTCCTGTTGGTGATCGACGGGTACTTGCGTTTCACGGCCTTCCGGACCTGAGCCTTCTCGCTGCTGGTGCCGTGCTGGGCTACGCGCGCGAGGGCGTTGCGGGCTCGCCCCTTCGTGTCGAGGGGGTACTTCCGCTTGGAGGGCACGCCGAATGCCGACTTGGGGAGGCTCTTGCGCTTCCTGGTGGTCATCTTGGACGACTTGGCCACGGGTCCGCTCCCTTCCGTCCTCCCATGGTGCGCCTGCGACAGGGGGTTCGGTAGCGGAGTGGGCGACTATTGGACCTCAATGTCCTACGATTCGAAGGTAAAACTGGTGTGACGGTAAGGATCTGATGGCGATCGGGGAGGGTGAGGTATGGCTGGCGGACCCGTCCCGTACAACCGGCGCAACCCCGCCGAACGCGCCCAACTGGCCGAGATCATCTTCGACCTCAAGGCGCAGGGCCTCTCCAACTACACCATCGACTCGATGACCCAGCACCCCGACGGCCCCACCGGCGGCGTGCGCGTCCCCGCATCCACCGTCCGCGACCTCATCCGTGAAGAGACCAGCCGCCGCGTCGACCCCAAAGTCGACGAATACCGCACCCTCGAACTCGCCCGCCTCGAAGCCACCCTCGAACGCCTCCACAACATGGAGGAATCCGTACAGCGAGTCATGGCACGCAAGCACATCACCGTCAACAACGGGCGCGTCATCCGAATCCTCAACCCCGACAGCGGCGAAGAGGAACCCGTCGAAGACGACACCTTCATCCTCCAAGCCGTCGACCGGCTCAACCGCATCGAAGAATCCCGCCGCAGAACCAGCGAATCCATCCGCCGCCTCCTCGGCCTCGACATGCCCGTCAAGGTCGACGCCACCATCACGGAGACCACGCAGCAGGACATCGAGCTGCAAGAGATGATCCGCGACGCCAAAGCCAAGGTGCAGATGGAAGAGCAGCAGATCATCGACGGCGGCGCCGATGACTGACCTCCACGTCATCCCGCTGAACGACCTGGTCGAACACGACACGAGCGTCGGCGGCAGCTGTGCATGCGGTCCAACTGATAGGCCGGTCAAGCGAGACGACGGGTCCATCGGCTGGGTAGCTGTGCATCACAGCCTTGACGGGCGCGAACCGAACGAGAGCTGATGGCGACCGCGGTCCGCGCGCCCAGTTACCTCGACGGCCTGGACGCCGAAACCTTCGACCTGACGGCCTACCTCGCCCAGTTCGACGCCGAGATCCTCGACGACCCGGAAGGCCGCCGAACCCTCACCCGCCTCAACCCGCTGCTGTTCGGCCTCGTCTATCTGCGCCACCACCTCCGCGACAGTGAGGGTCGCATCACCTTCGGGGACGCGCACCTCGACTGGTGCCGCGCCGCACGCAAATGGGTACGCCCGCCCACCCGGCCGGCCGTGGACCGCGACGCCTACATCGCCCCCCGCAACATGGGGAAAAGCACCTGGTGGTTTTTGATCCTGCCGATGTGGGCCGCCGCCCACGGGCACGTCAAGTTCGCTGCGGCGTTCGCGTCGTCCGCCACCCAGGCGGAGACCCACCTGTCCACGTTCAAGGCGGAGATCGACCGCAACGAGCTGCTGCGCCGCGATTTCCGCACCCTGTGCACACCGGCCAAGCGCCCATCCGGCGCCAACGTGGCGGACACCCAGTCGATGTACATCGCCGAGTCCGGGTTCGTGTTCGCCGCCCGCGGCATCGACTCGTCGAACCTCGGCATGAAGGTCGGCGAGCGCAGGCCCGACCTCATCCTGTGTGACGACATCGAGCCTGATGAGAGCAGTTACAGCCTGGATTTGGCGCGGAAGCGGCGCACCACTCTGATCGACTCGATTCTGCCCCTCAATGTTTACGCGCGTGTCGTCATATCCGGCACCGTGACAATGCCCGGCAGCATCGTGCATCAGCTCGTCAAGCATGCCCGCGGCGTGGAGACGGCAGACTGGATCCAAGAGGAAGGCTTCCGAGCCCACTACACCCCGCCGATCATCAAACGGGACGACGGCACCGAGCGCAGCGTATGGCCAGCGAAGTGGCCTTACCCGTACCTGACGTCCATAGCCCACACCCGCAGCTATGCAAAAAACATGGCCAACGATCCGATGGGCGCAAACGGCGATCTGTGGACGCCGGACGACTTCCGCTACCCGGGCGACGAGGGCGTGGACCCGATCACGCACATGATGCTGTCGATCGACCCCGCGGTAACGGCGAAGAAGGGCAGCGACTTTACGGCGATGGCGGTGGTGTCGTGGTCGGCGCAACGTCGCCGGTGCACCGTGCACGCGGCCACGGCCATGAAGATCCAGCCGGGCCCGCTACTGCGGGAGCGGGTGCTGGCGCTGCTCGATGAGTTCCCGGAGATCGGGCTGATCCTGATCGAGGTGAATCAGGGGCAGGACACGTGGCAGGCGATCCTGCACGACATGCCGGTGAAGGTGAAGCCGGTGTCGCAGACGGAGAACAAGTTCGTCCGCGCCGAGGGGGTCCTGCATCACTACCAGCGTGGCCGGGTGATCCATGCGCGGCGGCTGGTCGAGTTGGAGCAGCAGATGTGCGCGTTCCCGAAGGCGCCGCACGACGACCTGGTGGATGCGGTGGGGTCGGCGATACGACGCTTCATCCCCAACAAGCCGAGGGAAGCATCAAAGGCCACAAAGGCAAGTTACCTTTGATTCCAAGGTGACTGCGTATGCTTGCCTTGACGAGGGAGGGCCGCATTGGATGACGAGTCGCTCGACGACCTCATGTACGGCATCGAAGAGCTGAAGGACGCCCGCCCCCGCTACGACCAGGCCGAGGCCTACTACGACGGCAAGGTCCCCGAGGTCTTCAGCTCGACCCGCATCCGGCGCGCCCTCGCCGCGAACGACATCGACTTCGACCTCAACTTCGCCAAGACCCCCGTCAATGCCGTCACCAACCGGCTCAAGATCGCATCGGTCACCAGCCCCGACGACGACGTCAACACGCTCATCTCGAAGATCTGGCAGGACAACCAGCTCAACCTGGAGATGCCCGACCTGTTCCGCCGCGGCGGAGAGTTCGGTGACGCCTACCTGTTCGTCCTCCCCGTGGAGGACGAAAAGGGCCAGGTCGTCAGGGTCGAGATGTTCTACAACTCGCCCAAGACCGTGCGGGTGATCTACAGCGAGGACAACCCGCGGCGCAAGGCGTACACGATCAAGAAGTGGTGTGAGGGTAAGTACCACCGCGCCGAGCTGCTGTACGACGACCGCATCGAACGCTGGACCACCGGCCAGAACTCTGACGGCGACAAGCCGGGCGACTGGATGCACTGGCCCGCCGACCCCGACGATGCCGACTCGTGGCTCCTCGAACACGACTGGGGCGAGCAGCCCGTGTTCCACTTCCGCACCGACCGCCCCTACGGCGTGCCCGAGCACTTCGGCGCCTATGGCCCGCAGAACGCCATCACCAAACTCCAGGCCACCCATATGGGCACCGTCGACTACCAGGGAGCACCCCAGCGGTACGCGCTCACCGAGAACGCCACCACCGACACCAGCGACCTGGAGCCCGGGGATTTCGACGACTTCCCGCCCGACGACGCTGGTGCTGGCCCCACCGACTCTGGCGACGACAGCAGCCTCAAGGCCGGGCCCGGGGAACTGTGGCTGCTCCGGGGCTTCAAGGGCGTCGGCCAGTTCGATGCCGCGAAGCCCGACGTGTTCCTCGACCCGATCCAGTTCAACGTGCGGGCGATGGCGCAGATCACGGACACGCCGCTGCGCATGTTCGACCCGCAGTCCAACCAGCGCTCAGGCGAGTCGTACCGCGAGGAGGACGGACCGTTCATCAGCAAGGTCGAGAACCGGCAGACGTCCTACGGAGCGACCCTGCACGAGGCGTTCGTGTTCGCGCTGCGCCGCTTCGGCGTGGTCGACCCGGTCGTCAACGTCGACTGGGTGCCGGCCAAGTCCGTTACCGACGCGCAGGGCTGGCAGACCGTCAAGGCGAAGATCGACGCCGGGGTGCCGCGCAGGCAGGCTCTCATGGAGGCCGGATACCGGGCCGAGCAGGTCGACGCCTGGCTGGCCGGTGTGGACGACGCGGAGCTGCAGCGCCGTGTCACCATCCTCGCCAGCCTCGCCGACTCCGCGCAGAAGCTGGGCGCCGCCACGGCTCTCGGCGTGGTCACCAGCGAGCAGGCCCAGCAGCTCCTAAACGGCGCCCTGTCCGACGTTGAGCTCCTCGCCGAAGCGCAGGCCCAGGCATGATGGCCCGCCGCCCCGACCGCAACGAGGAACTCGCCCACCTGGTGCAGGGCGAACAGACCGACGAAGTCCGCGCCTTCGAGGACCGCATCGCCGCACGCGCGCTGAGCGACCTTGAGGCGCGCTTCGGCGTCCTAACTCGCCGGTCCATCACCGCGTGGACCGTCGCATTCGGCAGCCCGCAAGCAGAGGCCTCTAATCCCGGCGCGCTCCGCCGCATCCTCGCCGTGATCCGGGCGGCGATCCGCCGCCTCCTCGGCCCGCTCGCACCCCGGACCGAACAGGCCCTCAGTGACGCGCTCCTCGAAGCGGTGCGGCTCGGCGCCCGCCAGCATGCCGCGTTCCTCGACGAAGCCACGGGACGGAGCCGGCGCCCCGTCTCGACACGCCCATCTCAGCGTCTGCGTGAACGCGTATCCGCCATCAGCGACGCGGTGGCCGACCGCCGCGACCGAGCCCTAGCCATGCTCCGGCCGAACCTCGTCCGCCGCTGGAGCGACGCCCAGGCCGGCATCGGCGTCGCACGCAGCGCCACCACCGCTGTCCGCACCCACATCACCACCGTCGTCGGCGAGGCCGTCAACGAAGCCACCCAGGCAGCCATCGACTACACCGGCGCCAAGAAGGTGTGGATCGCCGAGCGGGACGCCTGCGTCAACTGCGCCGCCTACGCCGGGCTCGTCGTGGCAGCCGACGCCAAGTTCCCGGCCGGCTTGTCGTGGGATCCCAGCCAGCGTGGCCGCGGCAAGGCCCCCGATGCGCCGCCGCTGCATCCGAACTGCCGGTGCCGTGTGACGGCGTGGGACGAGTCGTGGGCGCAGCAGGGCGTCATCTCAATGCCGGAGGCGCTGCGCCGTGAGGCGCGCCGCTCGATCGCCCGCGGCTGGTCCCTGCCCACCGAATCCGGCGCGGCCCGCATCCGCGCCGCCCGCGAACTCCTGCGCGTCGGCGCTGGCCTGCCGAAGAGCGTGGAAGAAGTCGCGCGGCTCGCCGTGGCCGCTGGCCGCTTCCAAGACCGCACCGTACCGACCGGCCCGTGATGGGTAACCCGCAACCCCCGAGATGGGAGCACCACATGAAAGACCTTGAGCTCGACACAGCCGAGGCTGCGGCAATCAGCCTGCCGCCCGGCACGATCCTCGGCTACCGCGCCGACGGCCGACCCATCCGCGTCATAGCCGGCGCCGCCGAGACCGACGACGAGCCGGACACCGAGGTGCCCGACGAGGAACCGGAGGCGGAGCCCGGGACTGACGACAGGCCCGAGGGAGAGCCGGACGAAGAACCGAAGCCGAAGCCTCCCGCGAAGAAGGCCGAGCCGAAGCCGGGCGACGACGACTACAAGCCGCCGTCGAAGGATGAGTGGGCGCGCACGCAGGCCGCGTTGAAGAAGGCCAACGACGACGCGAAGAGGCACCGGCTCCGCAACAAGGAGCTGGAAGAGAAAGCCCGCGGAGACGAGACCGAGCACGAGAAGGCGCTCCGGGAGGCCCGCGAGGAGGGCGAGCGCCGCTTCCGGGCACCGCTGGTCCGCACCGCGGCCCGCTCCGCGCTGATAGAGGCCGGAGCACTGGCGTTCCTGCAGGACGAGAAGGACCCCGAGTCGGCGGGCGCCCGGGAGAAGGGGGAGTCCCGCATCAAGCGACTCCTGAAGCTGGTGGATACCGACTCGCTCGACGTCGACGACGACGGCTCCGTGTCCGGCCTGGATGCCGCCATCGACGAGCTGCGCCGCGACTACCCGGAGCTGTTCGCCGCGCAGGCCCGGAAGGTTAAGCCGCGACCGACGGGCGCGCCGCGGCAGCCGGCGCCGGAGAAGCCCAAGTCGACGGCGGAGCTGCATGCCGCGCGACTGCTGGGCAGGGCTTGACCACAAGAGGTATATTCAGCACCAGGTGAATTGCTCCGGTGATCGGAGCTTGCCGCCGCCCTTGCTTGCGAAGGCGCCCGTGATGGGGCCCGAGCCTCAACCGCTTACCCCCATCACGCCGCCCGCAGGAGGGCCAGCATGGCGCGCAACACCCTTGAGGCATGGATCCCGGAAGAGTACGAGACTTCCCGGGTCATCCAGTCCATCCAGCAGATCTCCGCCGTTGAGGCGCTCGCCGCCCGCATCCCCATGGGATCCGACACCAAGCATGTGCCGCGCACCGCCGGTATGGGTGTGGATGTGGTCGCCAAGGGTGGCGCCTACGGTGAGGACACCTCCCTCAACGACGAAGTCCTCCTGACCGCGGTCAAGTTCGGTAAGGCCGCGCGCATCGCCGAGGAGGACATCAACGACTCGGTGGCGAACGTCATCGAGGCGAAGATGGTCGGTTGGGGCAAGTCCTACGCCAAGATGATCGACAACGCGTCGCTCGCGGTGTCGGCTGCGGCCAACGGCACCACCGTGCCGTTCACGTCGCTGTACCAGCTGCTGAACACCACCGACGCCACCCTCAGCTACACCGGCGGCACGAACGTCACCACCGCCGCCGCGGCTGGCGCCCCCACGTACACGGAGTTCTCTACCGCGATCGGCAACGTCGAGTCCGGCGACTACTTCGACCCGGGCAGCATGATGGCCATCGCCCATCCCGCGTTCCGCAAGAGCCTGCGCGGCGTCGTCGACGGCCAGAGCCGCCCGATCTTCAACGAGAACGGCGCCGGAACCCCCGACACGATCTTCGGTGTACCGGTCCGCTGGAGCCTCGGCGCGAAGATCTCCGCCACCGCCACGCCCACCCCGACCGGACGGCCGATCATGGCGTTCGTCAACCCCGAGCTCATGCTCCTCGGCGTCCGCTCCGGCCCCGAATCGGTGTTCATCGACGGCCGCGACGGTCTGTCCGCCCTCACCGACGAGTCGATCCTCAAGATGCGCGCCCGCCGCGGCTGGGCCTACGGCCACCCCAACGGCGCCAGCATCCTCGTCGGCTGATCACCCTCAAACGCCGTACCGCCCGCCGGCTCCGGGCGGTACGGCCCACAGAAGGGAGGTGAGCCGTGGCAACCAGGAAGACCAGCAGCAAGACCGGAGCCACCGCGGCGCAGGCCCCGAAGGGCGAGGACCGCGAGCAGCTTCGGCAGCGGCAGTTCCCCGCGAAGGCCGGAGCACCCGAGGTTGAGGTCGACGAACGCTCCGCCGACGGCGCCGAGGGAACACGCCACGTCAAGGAGTTCGTCGTCCCGGCCGCGCGGTGGACGGGCGAGGACTACCAGCACGAGGCGAACCGTGCCGGTGTGGTGAACGAGGCGATCCAGCGCGGCCTGCACCCGCGCGGTGAAGTCTCCTTCGACGGCCAGGAAGAGCACCCCGACGGCGTCTCACTCGTCCTCACCTACTCGGTAGAGACGGTGCCGTCCTCGGTGGACCACGAGCCCGAGGACACCACCACGCCGCGCGACGTCATCGAGGCCGACGGCAAGGACACCAGCAGCAGCAAGGCCGAGGGCTGACATGGTCGACGCTTGGGCCACCCCACAGCAGGTCATCGACATCACCGGCACCACGGTGACCGATGGCCAGCTGCTGCAGGCCCAGTCGTCGATCGAGATGCTGTCCAACAGGATCTTCGACGACACCTCGCGGATCCGTACCCGTGACCTGTACTGGCTGCGCAAGGCCGTCGCCTACCAGGCGGCGTGGCTGAAAGGGCAGTACGACCTGCACACCCGCCTGGACGCCAACCAGGTACAGCAGGACGGCGTCGTCGCCAACCTCACCGACAAGGCCATGACGCTGGGCCCGGAGGCGAAGTGGGCGCTGCAGCGTTGCTCCTGGATGCGGTCCCGCACCATCCACGTGCGGTCCCCGTTCGTCGACGGGCAGCGCGGCTACGCCGACCCGCTCTCCGACGCCAGCGACGAGCAGCTCCCGTGGACGCCGACGGGGGGCGGCTGATGTACGTCGCCACCACCACCGTCAGCATCCTCGGCGGCACCAGCGAGGACGAGTTCGGCGACGAAACCGACGGCACCACCGTCCTCACATCGGACGTCCCAGCGTCGCTGATCGAGTCGACGCGCACGGTCAACGAACCCGTCACCGGCACGCCCCGCATCATCCGCACCCACATCTGCCGCCTGCCCCCCGGCACGACCGTCGACGAAACCAAGCGGATCAAGGACGAACAGACAAGCGAGATCTACATCGTCGTCGCCGTCACCCGCAACGCCAACCCAGTCCTCACGCAGCCGCTGCGCGCGGACCTGAAACGCACAGGACGAGCCGCCTGAAGGCTCCGACATAGCGACCGCCCAGCAGGCATCCACGGCCCGTAAACGGCCAGCCAGCAGGGCACCGAGACCCGCCAGCCGTAGAGGAGGTGAGGGCGATGCTCAGCGCGAACTTCGAAGTCAAGGTCAACCATGGTTGGCAGGGCTGGGTCCGCAACGCCATCACCCGCTACCTCCGAAAGCTCGGCCGCGAGATCCAAAACGACATGGAACGCATGGCCCCGGTACGAACCGGCCGACTGCGCGGATCCCTCTACCACGAGGTGAACCGCGGCCAGCTCCGTGTCGGGGTCCGCAATGTGCCGTACTGGTCGACGGTCGAGTTCGGCTCCGGACCGCACGAGATCAGGCCCGTGAACGCCGCGGCGCTGTACTGGCCCGGCGCCCGGCACCCCGTCAACCGCGTCTGGCATCCCGGCACCCCAGCGCAGCCGTTCATCCGGCCCGCGTTGTACAAGCGGCGGGGGAGTCTCTGATGGCGGTCACCCCCAAGGCGAACACGGAGCTCGTCGCAGTCGCCTGGCTGGCCTCTGCGGAAGGCATCGAGCCGGGACAGGTCGCCACCACTCTGCCGTCCGACGCCTCAGCGTGGGAAACGAACGGCTTCGTGCACGTCGTGGGGGCCGTGGGCGGGACACCGCAGTTGTACTACGCGCTGCGCGAGCCGGTCGTTCAGGTCGACTGCTACGCCGTCAATCTCAACACTGGCAAACCTCCATGGGGCAAAGCCGCCTCCCTCATGGAGCTCGTCGTAGCCGCCACCTACGACGAGGCAGGGCTTCAGCGGGCTCTCACGCTGCGCCCGGGCTATCCGCAGGCCCGTGTCCTCACAGCCCACTTCACGTCCGAGCCGCGGCGAATGCCGGGCGACGACTCCTCCTACGCCCGCTATCAGGCAGATCTCGCCCTGCACTGGATCACCCTCTAGGAGCGCCCGTGCCGACCGTCCGAACCACCATGCAGCCCGACGTCGACCTCGACGTCTCCGACACCGAGTACGTCGACCTCACGCGGCAGGGCCTCCTCGTCCAGAAGGACGAGCCCGCCGCCGAGACCGAGCGTGCCCCCGCTCCTGCCGCCGCACCGGCCAAGACCCCCGCCGCGAAAAGCAGCAAGGAGAACTAGGCCATGGCGGTCACCGCAACAAACCTGATCATGGGGCCGGCGGACCTGTACATCGGATCCTTCGGCGCAGTCGAGCCCCTCGACACAGCCGTCAACACCACGCCCGCCGCGTCCTCCTGGACCGATCTCGGCGGCACGCAGGACGGCGTCAAGCTGTCCATCGACCAGACGTACACCGCGCTCGAGGTCGACCAGATCGTCGACGAACCCGGCGCCCGCCTCACCAAGCGCCTGTTCACGGTCGAGACGAACCTCGCCGAGGCCACCCTCGAGAACCTGAAGTACCTCCTCAACGACGGCACCGCCGCGTCGGGGGCGGGCTACAAGTCCTTCGAGCCGATCTACGCCTCCTCGGCGACGCAGCCCACCTACCGGGCGATCATCCTCGACGGCTATGCCCCCCAGCAGTTCCGGCGACGGTTCATCGTCCGTAAGTGCCTGTCCAACGACAAGGTCGAGTCGACCTACAAGAAGGACGGACAGACCCTCTTCACCGTGAAGTGGCAGGGCTTCTACGTCTCTGCCTCGATCGCCCCGTTCAAGCTCGTCGACGCCACCAGCTAGGAGCCACCGTGACCGCCCGAGCGCCCAAGACCCGCACCGCTCCGGTGCCCGCCGAAGACGACAGCGTGCTGCGCCTGTCGACCGCCTCGACTCCGGCCGTCGACGAGGCCCGCGAGCCGCTGTTCTACATCGACGACGAGCCCTTCACAGTCCCCAAGCTGATCTCGCCGCGGATCGTGTATCTCGGCATCGACAAGATGCGCCGCGACGGCCCTCTGTTCGGCTCCATGTACGTGGCGGAGCTGGTGCTGGGCACCGACCAGTACCAGCGACTCCTCACCCACTACGAGGCCGAGGACATCACCCAGGACCAGTTCGACCAAGCCATCAAGCTGATCAGCAACCTGTTCTTTGACCAGGACAAGCGGGCCAGCCGCGGCGAGGACGAGGCGGGAAAAGCCTCGGACGCTTCACCGGCCAGCTAGTCGATGTTGCCTGGATCGGTGAGTACCGCGGCGATGTTGACGCGGACTTCCTCGCCATCTACGGCATCGATCTGGAAAACGCCCCAAGGCTCGACGCGAAACGGTTCCTGTCCCTCGCCGCCCGCCTGCCCGCCTACGACGGCGCCATGGCCGCCGTCGTAGCCAGCCTCGACCAACCCGCACAGGCAGCCGCACCTGCCGCACCCGATCAGCCGGACGAGGTGTCACCCGACGCCCTCAACCTCATCGTCCCCGGCCTCATCGAACGCGTGGAGGTGTGACCAGCAGTGTCCTTCCTGATCGCCTCCGGGCACGTCGAGGTCGAAGCCAAAACCGACAAGGCCCTATCCGCAATCACCGGCCTCGTCGGTGCACTCGGCGCTGTCGGCCCCGTGGCTGGCGTGGCCGCAGCCGGACTCGCCTCAGCCGGCGCGGGCGTGGCGGCATTCGGGCTCGCGGCGGGCAAGCAAGTCGCGGACATCAAGAAAGCGTCCGAAGCCCAGGGCAAGTATCAGGAAGCTGTCGCACAGAGCGGCCGGGGTTCGAAGGAGGCGGCCAAAGCCCAGCTGGAGTATCAGCGGGCAATCGCCGGCATGCCGAAGGCCACGCGCGAGGCTGCGGCGGCCTGGTCCGCGCTGACGGATGAGTACAAGGAGTGGTCGGATTCCCTGGCCGCCGACACGATGCCGGTGTTCACGCACTCATTCCAGCTGTTCCAGGCGATGCTGCCGAAGACAACCGGCCTGGTGAAGGGCACGTCGGCCGAGCTGGACCGCTTCCTCACGCTCGTCGCTGGCGAGGTGGCGTCGCCGGGCTTCGACCGCATGATGGCCGACTTCACCGAGTTCTCCAGGGGATCGCTCCGCTTCGTCCTCGACGGCGTCCTCGACCTGTCTAGGGCCGTAGCAAGCTTCGCTGTCGGCGGCGGCTTCGACGACTTCGCCGATACGGCGAAGGAGGCGGGCCCAATCCTCGGAGACCTGCTCGCCAACCTCGCCGAGCTTGCGCTGAACCTGACTGCGGCAGGCGGTGATCTCGGCATCACCATGCTCACGGTGGCCAACGCCCTGGCTGAGATGGCCAACGCAATCCCACCCAGCGCCTTGTCGACCATGCTGCAGATGTATGCGGCACTGAAGCTGGTCGCTGTCGGCGTGGCCGCGGTCAACACGGTCGCCGCCTCGGGGGCCGTGGCCCGGCTCGCCGCCTACTTTGCGGTGATGCGCGCCGCTGGCGTGGGCACGACGCTGCGCGCGACGGCCGCGAGCATGACCGCGGTGCAGAAGGCGGGCATCGGCTTGGGCGTGCTGGCGATCGGGGCGATCGCGATCGACAAGTTGGCGGACAGGGCGCGCGGCGCGCCGCCGGATGTCGACCGGCTGGCGACCAGCTTGAAGAACCTCGCCACGACGGGCCGGTTCAGCGGCGAGTTGCAGAAGACATTCGGTGACCTCGACGGCCTGGTGGAGAAGGTCAAGAAGCTTCACACGGAGGCGGAGAAGGCGAGCAACACGGCGTTCGGGTTCCGCATTCCGGTGCTGGACGATGTCGCCGACTGGATCTCCGGCAAGATCAACGACATGGCGAAGGGGTCCGAGTCCCTCGGCGCCCTGAAGGACGACTTCAACAGCCTTGACCAGGCCATGGCCGGGATGGTGTCGTCCGGCTACGCCACGCAGGCCGCGCAGGACTTCAACGTCATGCGGGACTCTCTGCGGGAAGCGGGCTTCTCCACCAAGGAGATCAACGCCCTGTTCCCCGAGTACCGGGCATCGGTCGCCTCCCTCAAAGCGGAGCAACAGCTGGCCGCCCAGGGCATGGGGCTGTTCGGGCAGCAGGCCATGGAGACGAAGAGCAAGCTGGACGCGCAGAAGGCCAGCGCGGACGGCTTGAGGCAGTCGATCATGGCGTTGAACGACGTCAACCGATCCGCCTACGACTCCCAGATCGCGTTCGAGCAGGCCATCGACGACCTGACCGCCTCCTTCCGGGAGAACGGCAACACCCTCAACCTGAACAGCGAGGCGGGCCGGAAGAACGGCCAAGCTATGTCGGCGGCTGCGAAAGCCCACGACGAAATGCTGGCCGCCGGTTTGGCGGCGGGTGAGTCGCTGGGGTCGATGACCAGCAAGTCGGACCAGCTCCGCGCGAAAATGATGCAGTTGGCGACGGCCACGCTCGGCAGCAAAGAGAAGGCACGCGACTACGTCAACACCCTGCTGGGCGCACCAGGCGAGATCAAGACCGTGGTCAAGCTGGAACGCCAAGAGGCGATCACCGGGCTTCAGGCGGTGCAGGCCGAGATCCGCAAGACGCCTGGCGCGAAGACGGTGACGGTCTCCACACTCAACGCCGCCGCGATCAAAGCCCTGGAAGCGGTGGGCCTGAAGACCCGACAGCTCCCCGACGGGCGCACCGAGGTGTTCACGGCCAACGGGAAAGCCATCGGCCCCATCGACGCAGTCCGCAGGGCCTTGGCCGCCCTGGACGGGAAGACCGCCAAGACCTACGTCACCACGACCAAGCACTACATCAACATCACCGAGAACCGGGTCATCAACACAGGCAAGGGTGGTCGCGGACCCAACGCAGGTCTGGCCCGGGGCGGCCGAGTGCCAGGCTACGCCGGAGGCGGTGACGTCCAGTACTTCCCCTTCGGCGGCTACGTCGACGGGCCCGGCAGCAGCATGTCAGACAGCATCCTCGCCCTCATGGGCTCCGGTGCTGCGGCTCGCGTCTCCGACACCGAGTACGTGATCCGTGCGGCAGCGGTCGACAAGTACGGTGTGCCATTCTTCGACGCCCTCAACGCCGGACGCCTGAGCGTGCCCGGGTTCGCGAAGGGCGGCAAGCTCACCGAGAAGCAGAAGGCTGAACTCCAGCGGAAGAAGGAAGCCCGCGGCTACCTGACCGCGAACACCACTCTCACCGACATGTCGCACATTGCCGGTGTGCAGAACGCCGAGATCAGCAGCAAGCTCGGCAAAGAGCGCTCAGAGTCTGCCCTGGTCGACTTCCTCAACCAGTTGCAGACGCAGGTGTCCAAGGCGGGGTTCTCCAAGGGGACCAACGCCGCACTGCAGAAGCAGATCACGTCGTCGGCGAAGAAGCTGTTCGCGCTGAACGATCAGTACGACAAGGTCACCGCGTCGCTGGAGAAGGCGAAGGGCAGCCTTGAAGACCTGAAGGGCAAGTTCGACAACCTCAAGACCAGCGTGGCCTCGTCGCTGGTCGGCTTCGGCAACATCACAAAGCTCGGCAAGTACGGTACGTCGGCCGACACCCTCATCAACCAGCTGCGGTCCGACACCGGGCGCACCACCGAGTTTGCCGCGCAGCTTGATCAGCTCAAGGCGAGGGGCCTGAACGCGACCGCGATCAGCAACATCGCTCAGGCGGGCGTTACCGGCGGCGGTATGGCCACCGCCCAGTCGCTGTTGAACGCCACCCCTGAGCAGATCGCCGAGATCAACGCCCTGCAGAAGCAGCTCGAAGCGTCGGCTACCAAGGCCGGCACGGTCACCGCGGACGCCATGTACGGGGCCGGCCTCAGGGCGGCCGAGGGCCTGGTGAAGGGGCTGACGGCGCAGCAGTCCGCCATTGAGGCGGCGATGATGTCCATCGCCAAGGCGATGGAGAAGTCCATCAAGAAGGCCCTCGGCATCAAGAGCCCCAGCCGGGTGATGGAGCCGATTGGAAACTTCGCCTTCCAGGGCGTCGAGGCTGGCTGGGTCAAGCGCATGGCCCAGGGCAACACGCTCCTCACCGGCAGCACCGCCGGGCTGCGCACCAAGCCGGCCATGCTCCGAGCCGCGGTGCCTGCCGCTACGGGGGCCGGTGCAGCGCCCTCTGTGAACCTGACGGCGACGTTCAACACGATGACCCTTCCGTCAGCGGCCGAGCGGAAGGCCTTCGCCACGGCGATGGTCAAGGACATCAATGACGCGCTCCTCGACTACCAGAAGGGCCGGAGGCGCTGATGCCGCAGGGTGACTGGGGAGATCTGAAGATCGGCCGCCTGTTGTTGAGGGAAACATTCAAGGAGGCCGAGTCGGTCGGTACGCAGCGCACGCTCGATCTGGAGGGGCAGGAGTCCTCACCTCCGCTGACGCGCAGTGAGCTGGTGTGGCGGCACGACAACATCACCGCCCTGGAGTCCGGCACGGTGATGCCGCTGACGTTCACCGACAAGCCGGAGCGCAACGCCTACGTCAACGTCGATTCGGTGTCCGCGGACTACACCGAGTGGCGCACCGATGTCGTCACCTCGGATTGGAAGCTCGGCCTGACGAGGCTCGGCTCCGATAGCGAAGTCGACCTCCAGTCCCGCCTGACCGGCGTCTCGAGGGTGAACGACTTCGCCCTGACGGGGGAGCGGTGGCATGCCCCGCCGATCGGCCACTACGGCTACCAGACGGGCACCTCGAACCCTACGACGATGACCCGCACCGGAGCTGACGGCGCTATGACCGTCTACCGCAGCATCCCCGCCGGGGTATCCCCGCGCTGGGGCTGCGCCACCACCGCCTACCTCAATGGGCGGGTACGGCTCACCTCGAGCGGCACCGAGCTGTGCGGGGTCGACCAATCCGTGTCACCGACCGGCTGGGCCCTCACCAACGGCCTCGTCAACGTCACCCCGGGCGCATCGGCAACGTTCGACGTGCAGGCCTACACCGGCGGCGCTTGGCGCTCCAAGCTGTGGAACGTCAGCGCGGCAGGCTCCGGTGCTTCGATCACCTCGTGGGACGGGGCGACCCTGCTCCGCAACGACTGCGAGCACGTCATCCTCAGGCTCAGCAAAGGCCTCAACCCAGGGCGCGCCACACTCGATCTCACGCTGCGCCGCGGCAGCCGCACCGTCGAGGGCTACCTGCAGACCACCAGCTCCAACACCCTCGCCGCCTACCGCTCAAGCCTCGAGGCGAACACCAGCTTCGCCGCATCCGGCTACGTCACGGCCACCAGCAACGACGCCGACGGCAACCGATTCGCCGCCGGATCCGCCCGCACCTTCACCGCCCACACCAACGGAGGCGTGCAGAAGGCAGCCACGACCACACTCGACTTCTGGATCGGAGTCGCCGCCGGCGGGGGCAGCGCTGTCTCCGGGGATGCGGCAACCGACCTGCGCAATCAGTACATCGGCGCCCTCCCAGAGATCATCTACGCGGTGAGGCGGTGACCCTGTGACCGTCAACCAAGTCCTCGGTGCCCTCGGCTCGTGGGACATCACCCTCAAGTCGACCACCCCACCGGACCTGTGGGACCAGGTCGACTTCTTCGGCCATGTCGCCTTCATTCCTGGCCGCCTAGACCCCGCCCAGTACGGCGACAACCTTCTTGCCCCCGGAGTGGCCCGTTACGTCGGCGTCGTCCGCAAGCGCGACAACTCTGGCGACGACCGGCGCACCAAGCAGATCGAGCAGGGCTACGAGCTCGGCGGCGTCGGCATGAACTTCTGGCTGGGCGACGACGAGGATAAGGGCGACGTCTACGAAACCCCTGTCACGATCAACAGCGCCACCTTCGCCAACGCCATCCGAGCCCTACTGCCCGCATCCGGCGCAGTCACCGAAGGCACGCTGCACAGCGTCGCAGGCACCTACTCCGGCCGCCACCAGTACGAGACACCCCGCAAAGCCATTGCCTATGTTGCTGACACATTCACCGCCTCCTCGGGACAGAAGGTCAGCTGGCGTGTCAACGGCAACGCCACCCTGGATGCCGGCCCTGAGACGGCCCTGTACGTCACCGACCCGCGGTGCGTGATCTCCCGCAAGACAGCAGGCAAGGACACGTCCGGGATCGAGTCCGTGCCCGGCGCCTTCGGAGTCACCCGCGACATGGAGGACTACACCACCCGCGTCGTCCTGCTCGCCGAGGGGGAGGGCGAATCGATCGCCACAGGCACCGCGGACATCTCACCCGGCCTGAACCCGTACAAGAACATCCACGGCGGGTCCCTGAAGCTCACGCGGCTGGCCAGCGAGTCGGATACCGGCGTCACCCTCGCCGACACCCGGGCCGAACTGCTGCTGTCCCAGTACACGGCGTCTCAGGACGAACTCGTCGTCGAGACCGACAACTACTACATCGAGGGCAGCTTCACCGTCGGCGACTACGTGTGGGTGTGGGACCCCAACGCCGGACTCGTCGACCCAGACAACGAGATCACCTTCCGCGGCGAGCGCCTCAACCCCATCAAGCTCCAGGTCACCGAAGCCAAATGGCCGATCACCGACGGGTACACCGTCGCCTACCGGGACGCCAACGGCGTCTGGTACGACCTCACCGACCACGTCGAATGGGACGGCTCCCACACCGTCTACGTCACCGTCGGCGGCTTCGCCCGCGCCCTCGAAGGATCCGGCGCCCAACCCATCGGCACCCGCCCCAGCCAAGACACGTCCCTGCCTGGCGTGCCCACGTTCGTCACCCCGTTCACCGGCAGCGCCTACCTCGACTCGCGCGGCTACACCCGCGCGCGCACCATCATCGCCTGGAACGCCCCGAACAACGTCGACGGCAGCACCGTGTTGGACGGCGACCACTACGAGATCCGCTACGCCGTCGACGCCGACCTCATCTACCCCGCCACCTGGACCCAGGTCTCCCAAATCACCTGGGCCGACATGGAGACCTGGGGGCAGCCCTTCGTGGCCCCCACCGGCCAGTGGCAGACGATGTTCGTCGCGTGGGGCGAGTCCACGGCGCAGCTCAACGACCTCAGCCCCGGCGTCGGCTACGACGTGCAGATCAGGGCCGTAGACAAGGCCGGCAACCGCGGCGCCTGGTCCAACACGGCCACGTTCGTCGCCAGCGAGGACAACATCCCCCCGTCCACGCCGGCCGCCCCGACGGTAGCCGGATCACGGATCGCCCTGCAGATCACACACAGCCTCGGCAAGAGCTCAGGCGGCACCTACAACCTCGAGTCGGACCTGCAGCATCTGGAGATCCACGTCTCCTACGAGCCCGGCTTCACTCCGACCGAGGCCACCCTGAAGGGCAAGGTCAGTGCCACCGCGGGGATGATTCAGGCGCAGATCCCGGCCGTCACCACGGTGCAGGTGGAGGAAGTCTCGACCCGCTACGTGCGGGTCGTGGCGGTCGACAAGACCGGCAACAAGTCCGGACCGTCCGACGCGGCCTCGGCGACCGCGCTGCTCATCGACGACGCACACATCTCCGACCTGACCGTCAGTAAGGTCACCGCTGGCACCATCTCTGCTGACTGGGTTGTCGGCGCCCGCATCAAGACCGCCGACACCGGAGCCCGCGTCGAACTCAACTCGGGCGGCATCGGATGCTGGAACGCGGCCGGTCAGCAAACTGTCGCTATCGCCGCGGCAGACGGGTCGGTCTCCATCCTCGGCCAGCTCATCTCGGGCACCTCCGGCCGCCGCCTGGAGATCATGCCCACCTCGACACTGCTGCCAGAGCTGCGCTTCTACGCCAACAGCGGCAGCAACTACGCCTACATCAACACCTCTTCCACCGGCACCGACTCCAACGTCGGCGTCAACAGCGGCACCTTCGACGACAGCGGCGTCACCGTGTACGCCCGCGCCTACCTCACCAGCGGCACCAGCGAGATCGCCATCATCCGGGAGGACACCCAGGCCCGCCGCGGCGGCTACAGCCGCTACACCACCAGCAACTTCTTCGCCGGGTACAACAGCGGCGGCCTCGATGGAGGTGTGTATTCAGCAACGGCCACCCAAGCGAAGATCGGGTGGGACAGCGGCACCGCCTCCACCGCGAACTACTTCACCTTCGAAAGCGGCCTGACCCGCCACATCGGCCGCTACCGGGACTTCGTCGCCGTCGACTCCAACGAAGGCCTGTTCACCGGCTCCGTCTCGCCGCCGAGCGGCGCCTCCAGCTGGGCCGCCACGTTCGGCCCGACCATGCTCACCCAGCTGCTGCCGATCGTGTCGATCCGCGACGACGTCGTCCACTCGAACGCCATCACCGACTCCACAACGACCGGGTTCACCGTGACCATCAGCCCCGCCGCCAACGGCGCCTGGAGCGTCTATTTCTGGGCCTTCCGAATCTAAGGAACCTCATGGACATCTATCAGGTGGAAACGGTCGAAGCCACCACCACAGCGCAGGGCACACCCATCTGGATGGTGTCCATGCGCAAGCCCGACGGCAGCATCCACGCCCACACCTTCCCCCCGTCGACCATCGAATGGCGCATGGCCGAGTACGGGCTGGACAGCGTCGATGAAGCGCTGGACATCATCCTCCACGAGCCGTGGGCCACCGATCCCACCGACCCCATCGCGGGCCGCGAAGACCCCGCAGTGCGAGCCGGGATGACCGTCCTCCAGGCCGGGGCTGCGACAGCAGAGCCCATCCGATTGCACAACGCGCCGACGATCGCCGACGCCCGCGAGGCACACCGGCTGCGGATCGCCGACGCCAAAACCCGCATCCGCATCACACCGCCAAAGGGCAAGCAGGATCCACTCGACATCATCCGGCAGCAGCACGGCGTCACCGGGGAGGGCCTGCGCCAGAAGGCGGCGCTCGTCGACTCGGTCCGGCGCGCCATGCGCGGCGAGCCGGCGCCCAGGAACGCCGACATCGTCATAGACCCCGAGGCGCACACGCGCACCGTAAAGGAGACGAGCCGTGCCTGACACCCCCACCACACGGCTGGGCATGTACAAATCCGCCTCCGACGGATCCGAAGACGTGTCCTACACCCAGGACATCGGCCAGAACCTCGACAAGCTCGACGCCGCAGTCGGCTTCCAGCCGGTCACCTCGACCACACGCCCATCGTCCCCGTACAGCGGCAAGCCCATCTTCGAGACCAACACGAGCTACCGCACCTACTTCTCCAACGGCACCAGCCCAGCCAGCGCCTCGTGGGTGGAGATCCCCAACAGCAGCGGCACCTACGGCGGCAACCTGGCCCTATCCAGCGCGTCCAGCATCACCCTCGGCGGCGACACCAACCTGCGCCGCGACGGAGCAGGCGCCCTCACCACCGACGGCCTCTTCCGCGCCTACCGCAGCAGCGCCGGGACCAACGCCATCTCCCTACGCGTCAATGGCGACACTTCAAGCCGCCTCTTCATCAACGCCGACGGCAGCATGAACTGGGGGCCAGGCGGCGCAGCAGCCGCCGACACCAACCTGTACCGCAGCGCCACCGACACCCTCCGCACCGACGACAACTTCATTGTCGGTGGCAACCTCACCGTTTCGGGGATCGGGCAGATGCTGTACGCCCGCAAGACTGCAGACACGTCCCGGGCCAGCAGCACCACCATGGCCGACGACCCGCATCTCACGGTCTCACTCGCCGCCAGCGCCCACTACCTGCTCTTCGCCTACCTCGTCTACCAGGCGGGCACCACGGGCGACATCAACATCGGCTTCAGCCAGCCGACCGGAGCCGCCGGGTCCTGGCAAGGCACGGGCATGGGACGCGACGTTACCGCCTCTATCGGCACCGGCGGCTGGACCGTCCGCATGAACGCCAACGACGTCGGCACGACCCAGCTGCGTTCTTACGGCGGTGACACCACCAACCAGGCCGTACAGGTCATGGGCATCGTCCGCACCTCGTCGGCCGGCGCCTTCACCGTCCAGTGGTCGCAGGCCGCACTCGATGCGACCGCCACCATCCTCCGCACCGACTCGTGGATGCAGCTCACCCGAGTGGCCTGACCCCGAAGGAGACATCATGGAACTGCCCTACCCGTGGACCAAGGTCGTCGGCGCCTTCCCCTCCGAGAGCGGCGTCGAGGTCCGCCTCGCGGTCATCCACAGCAGCGACCCCGTCGAGGACCAGGCCGTCGTCGACGCAGTCAAGCAGGCACTCACGGAAGCGGGCGCCACGTCGGTGGCGGCCACCACCTACTCGGTTGCGTCCACGCCCGCCTAGAAGGGACCCGCAATGTCCACGTTCCAGGTCATCCTGCTCATTGAGGTCGGCATCATCGCCATCGGCAGCCTGCTCGGCTGGCGGCGACCCTAGGGGCGCTCGTCGCCCGAGTACGGGCCGGCCCCTGGAGACTCAGACTCACCGGGCGACGGCCGCTGTGAGGCGCCCTGGAGAAGGCTGTTCTGCTGCTCCAGTTCCTCTACCCGCCGCTCCAGCACGGCGACCTGGGCCCGGAGAAGGACGTTCTCGTCGGCGACCTCACCGTGCCGCTTCCGGAACGCTTCCAGCGCGTCTTCGATACTGATCTGCTGGCCCATCACGCCACCGCCTTGTCTGCGAGCTCCCGGTACCGGTCCAGGAGATTGGTGTTGTTGAGGAACGGATGCTGCGGGAAGAAGCTCCAGTGCGACACAATGGCGTCGCCGCGGAGGATGTTCGGCCGGCCGGTGGCGAGCGGCTGGTGCACGGTATGCCAGCTCTCTTCCTCGTCGGGGACGAGGACGCCGGGCTTGGGGAGTGCCGCGTAGTCCTCGCCGCGGCTGGCGAAACAGCTCACGGAGAACTGGGTGCCGGGCTGGAGGGGGAAGTCCTGGTAGAGGTACAGGTCTTCGACCGTGCCGGCCTCGACGTGGTCGAGCAGCATCTCGTGCAGCTTCACGGCGAACGGCCCGTTGGCCCATCCGGTGGGGTCCATGCAGTAGGCGGCCACCTGCCCCCACTCCATGGGGATCTTCCCGCAGGCTTGGAGGAAGTGGCTGCAGATCGCGTTGTTGATGATGACGGGGAACACGGCGATCGGGGAGGGCATCTCGATGCGGGCCCGGACGAGGTTCTCAATGGCGTCGTCGTGCAGGTAGACGACGTCGTCGTCGAGGCGCAGGTACACGGTGTCCGGGTCGGTCATGTACCGGTACGCCAGTCCCGTGTAGCGCTGCTTGGGGAGCCGCCCGAGGTTGATGCCGTCGGGCCGGTGGACGAGCTTGAACCAGTCGTGCTGCTCGTCGAGCTCGTGGGCGTAGGCGATGTCGTCTTCCTGACCCTGCGGGTCTGTGTTCATGTAGGCCCAGGCTTCGTCGATGAGCCCGCGCTCGACGTCCCGCTGCAGGTACTTGGCGAGGATGCTGTACGTCCGGCGCCTGCCGTAGGGTGTCCAGGCGATCACGCGGCGGCCGTCGATCATGTGGTGTCCTCTCCTGCGCGCCATTCCGCGCGGTAGTCGGGATGGCTGGCGTACACGGAGGCGAGGACGCGAAGGGAGTGGCTGACACGTTCATCCCGCCCGCAGTCGCAAGGGCTGCCGTCCCCGTAGTCGGCGCCGCAGTAGACCTCGGTCGAACCGCCCGGCCGCAGCACCGCATGCCCCTCGCCGAGGAGCTTCTCCAGCATTCGCCGCTTGGCTTCGACCTCGGCGAGGGCGCGGGCCGGGTCGTAGCGAATGATGTGGTCCCGCTCTCGCGGCCACGCGAACTTCACCCGAGGCTGGAGGTCCGTATCCCAGACCCCAGCGTCTTCTTTGGGGCTGGGAACCCAGCGCGGTACGGGCTTCCCGTCCTGGACGGCGGCCATGACGTTGACTCCAATCACCCGTCGAACCGCCTCGAAGTCCTCACTCAGCCGGTCGCGCAGGAACTGCACCAGATCGTCACTCATGCCGCTGCCCTCTCGCTCGCCGTTGCGGTGAGGGCAGATTCCCACTGCCGGTTGACCGCTTGCAGGATCGACCCCGAGGCTTCGGCCCGAGCCGCCATGCCGACCCGCTGCCGCAGGTCGGGATCATCGGCGAGCTGCTTGAGGATGCGCCCCCACTCGTGCTCCCGCCGGACGAGGAACCCGTTCTCCCCATGCCGGATCACCCGCCGGTACGGCTCAATGTCGGAAGCGATCAGCGGGATCCCGAGCATCGACGACTCCAACCACTTCGTCGGGAACTTCGCCCGGTTGAACGGGATGTCCCGGTACGGGGCCACCCACACGTCGAACTCCTTCACCGCCGCCAGGTAGTGCCCGAAGTTCTCCACCCAGCCCAGCGCGCCCAGACGGTCCCCGCGCAGGCCGCTCGCCATCGCCGTGCGCGCATCGATTCCGACCAGCCGCACGAAGGTCTCGCCGGGCCGACGGTAGCCGGAGATCCGGTTCAGCGCCCGCACCACCCCCGGCACCTGCAGTTCGTGCACCGTGGACGACGTGCCGGCCCAGCCGACCGACAGCACCTCAGGGTCGTAGTCGCGGACCTCGCCCAGGTACTGGGCGGGCAGCCCGTTGCCGACGACCCGCACGTCGTCGTGGTGCTCGCGCAGCACGGCAGCTAGCGGCTCGGAGCAGCAGGTGACGGTGTGCGCCACCTGCATGTTGTCGATCAAACCCTGCCGCAGGGCGGGGTCGGTCCACAGTTGGTAGGCGGCTGTGTTGGACGGGTCGAGGTGGAAGTAGTCGTCGTCCAAGTCGAGCACGAGCCGGATACCGTGGTCGCGCATCTCCCGCCACGTCTTGGACGGCTGAGACTTGGCGACACGGCAGCCGACGACCACGTTCAGGCCCTGCTCCCGCCAACTGCCGGGCAGGTACGGGCTGGCGCTCGTGTTGTGGCCGAGCCAGTTGAGGGCCATCGCGGGCAGCACCCCCCGGTACAGGCCGGAGCCCGCCTCGTCGGCCGTCCAAAAGTGGATCCGCACGTCAGGCCCCCGTGTGCTTTCCGCACCAGCTGCACCGGCGCCCGCGAAGTGCGGCGATGTACCTGTAGTCGTGCAGGCCGATGCGGTGACGTAGGCGCCTGGTGCTCGCGTACAGCCAGATCCATGCCTGGTAGCTGCGCGGTACGGCGTCGTTGTCGTCACCTGACCACGGGCACGGGATGAGCAGAGCGGTGACTCGGTGCGGCACTGTGTCTCTCCGTCCCGTCAGGCTGCCAGATACCCAGGCAGCCAGTGCTCGGCGTAGTAGCGGACGGTGTGGTGGATGCCCTCGTCGAGGGGCACGAAGTCGTCGGCGGTCATACCGATCTGCTGGAGCGTGCTGGTGTCGGACGTGACGACCGCGTTGGGGACCTCACCGGGCCGCATGGGCAGATGCTTGATACCGACCGGCTGGAGCCCGGTGTAGCCGGTGGCCTCCTCGGCGACGAGGCGGGCGATGTCGTTGACCGTGCACGACTCGAGCGGGCCGACCTCAACCGGGCGCTCGGTGGGCCCGTGTTCGGCGGTGTGCTCGAGCGCAGCGACGAAAGCGCGGGCGACGTCGGCAACGTACACGCAGTCGCTGATCTGAGTGCCGTCTCCGTACACCTCGATGTCGGTGCCGGTGAGGGCTCGGCACACGAACGAGGGCGCGATTTTGCGGACCTTGCTGGAGTTGTGCGACGCAAACCCGTTGGCGATGTAGGTGTGCGACGTAGTCTCGATGTCCCACAAGTCTGTCTCGCCCAGCTCCTCGATGGCCACGATGGTTGCCCGCCCACCGTTCGGGGCCCTGTCTTCCCAGAGCTGTGAAGCCTTGGCGAGGAGTCGGACGGGGCGGAACTCACCCAGCAGCCGGAGTCGTGAGGACAATCCCGAGACCCACGCGTCCACGACGATCCGGCCGTTCTCCTTGGTCCGGGTCTGGGGGGCGAACTCGAACTCTTTGAGGAGGTGGAGGTACTCGTCGAGCACAGGCCCAGGGTTCTGTGTGAATACCGGCCCGTGACCGCCTACGTGCCCCTCGCCATCCAGAAGGCCAGCGATGTAGCCGTGGGAACGGCTGTCCCCGGTGCCCCAGGTCTGGTCCGTAACCCACACAACGCGGTCCCCTGTGCGGAGCTTTCGCGCCTCCATCCATTGGCGGATCTGCCCCGACGGTGAGGAAGCGAGCCAGGGGTGATCGAGCGAGCAGGTGACGGACCGGCCATCGTCGAAGTGGAGGCGGACCGCGTGCTTTCGCGTCGCCCATGAACCCGTCACGGTGGCCCGACGCAGCTTTCGCTGCTTCCTCGCAGGCGCGTACTCGTCGATGCCGATGATCTCGTCACCTTCCCGCAGGCTGGAGATCGGCCTCCAGGCGAGGTCGCTGCACAGTACGGGTGTGCGCGGATCGACGCAGCCATACGGCGTCGCAATGGACTGTCCGGGCCCGTAGGCGTTGACGGGCCGGACGATCGTGATGCGCCCGCCATCGCGGTACAGGTTGTACATGCGGGCGAGGTCTTCGGCGGCCGACTTGGTGATCGTGTAGCAGCCTGTTCCCTGGAGCCTCATGGCGTGGTTGCCGACCCCGGCGTAGACGGTGGGGAGCCGGTACTGGGTGGCGGCTTCGAAGACGTTCAGGGAGCCGAGGATGTTCGTCTCGGCGGACGGCCGCGGGTTGCTGATGGTCTCCTGCGTGCCGAGGACGGCGGCGAGGTGGATGATGCCGTCGACGTGGGCGGCGGCTTCGGTGACGGCGGTGGCGTCGCGGACGTCGCCGAGGAAGAACTCCTCGCCGGCGGCCAGCTGCTGGCGGCGGTCCTGGTGGTCGAAGACGAGCACCTGGTGGCCGCGCGCGTTGAGTTCCTTCCTGATCCAGCCGCCGATGAATCCGGCGCCGCCGGTGACGAGGGTCTTCATGCCTGCTCCTTGCTGGTGGTGGTCTGAGGCCATGGGGTGGCGGCTGCTGCGGCGCGGGTGACGGCGTCCCAGAACTCGCGGGCAGCCGCATCAGGCTGGTAGTTCGGCCCGATGGTGATGTGGCCGTCGGGGTGGATGCCGACGATGAGCGTGCCGTCGTCCTCCCGTAGGGACAGCGCGAACTCGGGTTCAGCCTCGGCGGCAGAGGCGGGCTGGTGTGGCACCGCGCCTCGTGCGCTGTCGTTCCACACGGTGCGGCCAGATGGGCCGCTGCGTGCACTGGCATGCCAGTCGCCGTACTCGCCGCCCTTGTGCCCGGCGCGGAACGCGCACGTGTAGAGGCCGTCTTCGTTGTCGATGCGCGCTGTGCAGTCCGGCAGATCGGCGTGTGCGCTACTAATGTGCGCGTCAACCCGGTTGCGGGGCGGCGCTTCAACACAGTGCGGGCATTGCTCGCGGATGGCGTCGTCGGCCTCGTCTGTACGCGGAGCGTGGGGGCAGACCTTGCAGTGGTCGCACTGCTCGGCGCCATCAGGGCAGTCGCAGCGTGGGCAGCGGCGGGCGGCCGGGCACTGGATCGGCGTACCCCAGCCGTCGGTGTGCACCTCGCCGCCGCACTCCCGCCGCGTGCACGGGCCGCTCACCGCACGCTCCTGGCGGCGGGCATGTAGTCGATACGCACCTCGACGGGCTGCAGCGACGACAGGACGACGAACGCGAACAGGAAGGAGAGCGCGGCGCAGATGACGGTCACGACTCGCCTCCGTCCGCCTCGGTTTCGGAGCGCTGGCGGACAGCGGTCAGGATCTTGTCGGCCAGAGCGGGCACCCACTCCTGCGAGTCGGGATCGGCTTCGAGCGCATAGGAGACCTCGTCCATCCCGAAGTCGTCGTAGGGGAACTCGCGGATGACGGCGACGACGTGATCGCGCAGCGGGGAGTGGGTCGGCGTGGCCTCAGCCATGGGTTGCTCCTGGGTGCGGGTTCGTGTGCGGGTGGGGTGCGGGTTTTGGTGTGGCAGGGGAGCAGACCCGCACGGCCACACCCCTGCCACTGGTTCCTGAGCCAGAACCTCACCCCACGATACCTGTGATTCGTAGGTTACTGGCGGGGTTCAAGCTACGATTCAAAGGTATCGGCCGCACTGAGGAGACCACATGGCCGCACCGATGACACCCGCCGACTTCCTGAACTGCCTCCGAGACGAAGGCCTCGACGTCGTCCAAGTCGGCAACTGGGAAACCCACAACCGCAACAGCAAAGGCCCGTGGGGACCCGTCAACGGCGTGATGATCCACCACACCGTCACCCGCGGCGCAGCGGCCACCGTCGACATCTGCCGCAACGGCCACAGCACCCTGCCCGGGCCGCTGTGCCACGGCGTCATCACCAAGGACGGCAAGGTGCACCTCGTCGGCTACGGCAGAGCCAACCACGCCGGCCTCGGCGACCCCGACGTCCTCGCCGCCGTCATCGCCGAACGCACCCCGCCCGCCGACAATGAAGCCACCGTCGACGGCAACAGGCACTTCTACGGCTGGGAGTGCGAGAATATGGGCGACGGCAAGGACTCGTGGCCCGACGCGCAGATCGAGGCGATCGTCCGCGTCATCACCGCCCTCTGCCGCCACCACGAATGGTCCGCCCGCTCGGCGATACGGCACCTCGACTGGCAGCCCGGCAAAGTGGACCCCCGCGGACCCGGCATGGACTGGGAAGACATCCTCGACCGTGTCGCCCGGCGGCTCGCCGGTACGACGCCCTCCACGCCGAAGCCGCCGGCGCCCAAGCCGCTGCCGAAGCCGTCCCGGCCGGTCGTCGACCTGTCGAAGCTGGTCGCCGCCGCCAAGTCCAACCCGGCGCAGCGTGGGATGCCTGTCACCTACAGCGGCGTGCGCACTGTCGAGGCCGCCCTCGTCGACGCCGGGCTGCTGGCCAAGCGGTACAGCGACGGCCACTACGGCACCACCACCATCGCCGCCTACGCCAAGTGGCAGCAGAAGCTTGGTTACCGCGGCAAGGCCGCCGACGGCATCCCCGGCAAGACCAGCCTCGAGCGCCTCGGCGACCGCTACGGCTTCAAGGTCGTCGCATGAAGCTCACCCCGCAGCGCGTGGCCTGGATCCACTACATCCTCGCCGGAGCGTGGGCACTCCTCCTGATCCCCACCCTGCTGCTGTGGACGAACAGCGTCCTCTGGGTCGCCGCGATGAGCTTGTACGCCAACTTCGTCGGACACCTCTCCGCGGCCAAGGCGAGCCGCGCCGAACAGGAAGCAGAGAAGCAATGAAGATCTTCGGCAGAGAGCCGGTCGTCGTCCTCAACACCCTGTCCGCGGTACTCGGCCTCATCGTGAGCCTCGGCGTTACTGGCCTGACCGCCGAGCAGGCCGGCGCCACTGTCGCCGTCGTCTCGGCGGTCCTGGGCGGAATCGCCGCCGCCATGACCCGGCCCGTCGCCCCCCAGGCGTTCACCGCGATCGTCGCGGCCGGCGCGACCGCCGTGGCCGCATTCGGCTACGAGGTCAGCCAGGAGACTGTCGGCGCCATCAACACCGTGGTCCTGGCCCTGCTGACGCTGGCGACCCGCGTGCAAGTCACACCGTCCAGCCCGTCCGCACCCACCGGCCCGATGGGCGTCTGAACGTAGGAGCCGCACGTGGCCGACGAGCCGACCCTCGGCGAGGTCGCCAGACGCCTTGAGGCCATCCACGCCGACCTCAAGGAAGACCTCCGCGAGTACGGCGCTCGGCTCGAGAAGAAGGTCAGCGTCGAACGGTACGAGTTGGAACGCCGCACCGCCGATGATGTTCACCGGCAGGTCATAGAGCGGGTGGCGGCAATCGAGGTGGAGCGCGCACAGGAGAAGAAGGATGCCGAGCAGGAGCGGCGGAAAGCCGAGGATCAGCGGCGCGCCGACAAGCGGCTCATCCTGACCGGGCTGATCGTGCCGGTGCTGCTCGTCCTGCTGCAGGTGTACCTCTCGGCGAGGGGGGCGGGCGCGTGAGTGCTCACAGCTCACCGGCGAAGGCCCGCCGACGCGCCGACGTCAGATTTGTGCTCGCATCGATGTTTGCGCTCGCCGTGCTGGCTTGGGTTGTCATCACCATGCAGCAACTGGCGCACGACCTGCGCACCGCCAACGAAGCCCGGGACGCCCTGGCCAACCAGGTGGAACGACTCGGAGAGAGCCCCGTGGCCGGGCCGCCAGGGTCCCGTGGCGAGCCCGGCGAGTCCGTGCGCGGACCACAAGGCGACCCGGGAGAGCCAGGTATGCCGGGTGACGCGGGAGCCTCCGGCGAACCAGGGCGGCCAGGCCCGTCCGGCTCCCCAGGCCAGCCAGGGGCAGCCGGCGAAGACGGCCAGCCGGGAGAGCCCGGCCCGTCGGGGAAGCCCGGAGCTGACGGAGCGGCGGGCGCAGATGGTGCCGACGGCGAGGCCGGACCTCCCGGACCGCAGGGAGAAGCCGGACCAGCCGGACCTGCCGGACCGCAAGGCGAGCGCGGCGAGAAAGGAGAGCCGGGCGGGCAAGGACCGCCAGGCCCAGCACCGGCGAGCTGGACGTTCACCTACCGGGGCGCCACCTACACCTGCACCCCGGACGGCGACGGCTCCACCCACTACACCTGCCGCCAGACCGGCGGAGACCAGGACCCCGACCTACCCGGCCCGCTCGCCGCCGGCCTCGACCCGACGCGCCGCCAATACCCGTAAGGAAACCCTATGGTTGGTGTCCTGCTGGCACATCTCGTCGGCGACTACATCCTGCAATCCGACTGGATGGCGAACGAGAAGACGAAGCGCTGGTTCCCCGCCTGGGCGCATGCGGTGACCTATGGCCTGCCGTTCCTGCTCGTCACCCAGTCGCCCGTCGCGCTCGCAGTCATCGTCATCACCCACGCCGTGATCGACCACTACCGGCTTGCAAGGCACGTGGTGTGGGTGAAGAACTTCATGGCACCGCGCTCCTACTGGCATCCGTGGTCGGAGTGCTCCGGGACCGGCTACCACAAGGATCGGCCGCCGTGGATGGCTGTCTGGCTGATGATCATCGCGGACAACACGATCCACCTCATCATCAACGTCGCCGCCGTCCGCTACCTATAGGAGCAGTCCATGCCCGACCCGATTCCCCTCGCCCCGCGCCGGGACGACACGGCGGCGGACATGCGGAGCCTCGTGCAAATGGGGGAGGCCGAACCCCAGCCCATCCCCGCGCCGGCCATCAACCCGTTCCTCGAACCCGACTGGCCGGCCGACGACGAACCCGCGTGACAACGCCCCCACCGCTCTTGCGGTGGGGGCGCTCGCTGTGCGGACGTCAGCCGGTGATCTCACCTTCGAACTCGGGGAAGTCGAGGCTGAAGTCGTCGCTGTTTCGCTGCACAGTCACCACGATCTTCTTGCCGTACTTCGTCTCGAGGGCGTTGTCGTCGGTCTTCGTCGCGCTCACGCCGGGAGCAAGCCGACCCTCGAGCGGCTGGGAATCCGTGGCGAACCCGGTCGTGGCCGCCTCGCCGCCATTCGTCGCTCCCTCGATGAACACCGACAGGTCATCCAGCTTCACGGGCGCCTCGCCGCCGTTCGTAACCTTCACCTTGACCCGGAACTCCGTCTGCGCCGGATCGTCGGTGGCGTAGTCCTCGTCAGTGAACTGCGTCCACTCCTTGGCCTCCAGAACGGATACCTTAAGCCCGTCCGGCCATGTGTACGACTCGCCGAACTTCAGACCCGTCAGCTTGCCCTCTGTGCCGTCCCCACCGGTGCCGGCCTCACCAGAGCAGTGCTTCATCCATTCGGCCTGGTCGAGAGTCTGGTCCGTGCAGTCGACCTTCTCGCTAGGCGTGGCCGTGGCTGGCGGCGTACTCGCCGCGGCCTTCTCGCTGCTGCCGCCACCGCATGCGGTGAGTGTCGCCAGGAGCAGGGCAGCCGTCGCTGCGGTAGCGCGAACGCGCATGAGTTCCCCCAAGGTTGAACGTCGGAACACGGTAAAGCAGGTGTGGGGGAGATGTGTGCAGGAGTCACCGAGTCGTGACACGACCGCGCCCCGCCCTCCTTCTTCGGCATGGGAGCGGGGCGCTTCGTTGTGTCGTCACTTCTTCAGGAGACGGCCAAGCATCCAGGCACCGCCCGGTGCGATGACGAGGAAGGCGACGGATGCGGCGGCGAAGCGGGCCCAGCCGAGTTCGCCAGGGAGGACGATGGCCGCGAACACGCCGAGGGCGACGACGACCGGGACGAAGAAGCTGACGTTCGTGCGGGCCGAGCTGTCCACGGCTACTCCTTCAGGCCGCTGTGGCCGTCCTTGGCTTGGTGGCGACGGACGCTGGCGGGCGCGCCCCGGTATCCGCAGACACACTCCTGCCAGCCTGCCTGCTCCACAGCCGCCCCGGTGACGGAGTGCTGGGGGCCGTAGCCGTGGGCGTGAAGGAAGTGGGGCACGCTGCCCTCGTACTTGAGGGCGATGAGCGCGGACTCTGCGGTCTTGTCGTGGCCTTGGGCGAAGAACTTCCCGAGGCCGACTTCCTTTCCGCAGCCGCACCAGCAGTTGCCGGTGGGCAGGAGGCGGGGCTTGCTCACTGCTGGCCCTCGGCTTCCACGGTCTCGACGATGTCGAACGAGACATCGGCATCCTCGGTCGCTGCCAGGAACGCCCCTGCGGCCTCGCTTGCGGTGTCGGCCTCGCTGTAGACGGTAAGGGTCATGCGGTAGGTAGGCATGAACTCAAGATAGCAAGTCAAGACTTGAAGTCAAGAGTGTGCGACAAGACTGGAGTGGAAGGTAGCGCATAACGTTCCCTGAAGCGCTGGCCATTGAGGGCGACGGCCCTCGATAACATGCCATATCGCGGGCGAAAAAACGGTACAATTAGACATGCCAGAAAGCCCTCTCGAACAACCCACTCAGTCCGCTGACGCGCTCTACACCGCACTCGGGCAACGCATCCGAGCGGCCCGCGAAGCGCGCGGCCTGAACCAGTCCACTCTTGGGGCTGCGATCGGCATCGGACGATCCTCCGTGTCCAACGTCGAAGCTGGACGGCAGCACCTCGCCGTCCATCAACTCGTCGCAGCTGCGCAGGCTCTCGGCGTTGATCCGGGCGATCTGCTGACGGGCCCGCTGCCGGATATGACCCGGCCGTCTCCTCGGCCTGCCTCAATCGCCAGGCCGTTCTGGCTCCAGCGTGACCGTGACGTCACGGGAGCATCAGGAACCGGCGTCGTCGCACACGGCACGCTCTGGCCCGATGGCACCGCCTCTGTCCGCTGGACAGGCGAACGGCGCTCAACCGTCTTCTGGGATTCCATGGACGACGCGGAAGCCGTTCACGGGCACGGCGGCCATACCCGGATCATCTTCGCCGACGAGGGGGTCAACGGATGAGCACCCGCCCACCGCTGATAACTGATCACTGGTTCCGGCCTGGACCCGTGAACCCCGATGGCACAGACGGCTACTGGATCTGCGATCGCTGCGGCCAACACCGAGGCGACCACCTGCAAGTCGAAGGGCACTGGCTGAAGCCGCTGCATGCGTTCGTCCCTCAGGCGAACTTGCGGCCGTCGCACTGCCGGACCTGCGGCAGGCATCACCGTCACACGACGCACACCCCATGGGCGTGGAAGCAGTTGGAGGTCACCGAATGACCGACCTCGCGCCGCTCCAGCCGGACGCCACCCCTGCCGTCCACGACGCCGCGACACTCGCCGTCCTGCACGCCATGGAAGAGGCAGCCGAGAAGCACCTCGACGCCATCCGCCCCCACAACACCAAACGCAGCTACGCCAACGACTGGGCACTCTGGGAGGAGTTCCACGGGTGGCTCGCCGAACGCACTGGGCAGCCGCTGCCGTTGACCGCGGTCACCAAGGGCACGCTCGTCGGGTTCGTCGTCTGGCTCGATACCATCAAACTCGCCGCACCCAACAGCATCGACCGCCGCATCACCGGCGTCACCGTCACCGCGCGGAACGAGCACGGCATCGAAGTCCCCAAGGCCGCCACAGTCGCTGCCCGGCAGGCCCTCAAGCCGCTGAAGAACGACCCCGAACGCATGGCGCGCGGCCGAGGCAAGGCTGCCGCCGCCACCCCCGAACAACTCCGGCAGATGAACGCCGCCGTCGCCGACGGACTCACCGGACTCCGCGACCGCGCCCTCTGGCTCACCGCCTTCTCCATCGCCGGACGCTCCGCCGAAGTCGCCGCCCTCCGTGCCGAGGCGATCGTCCACGTCAGTCAGGGCCTGGAGGTTCACGTCCCGGCCGTAAAGGGCCGCCCACCCCGGGACGTCGTTGTCCACGAAGGCAAGAACGTGGACACCTGCCCCGTCCGCGCCTGGCTCACCTGGCGCGCCGCCGCAGGCATCACGTCGGGGCCCGCCTTCCTGCCCATCACCGTCCACGGCCGCCTCGGCAACCGCGCCCTCTCACCCGAAGCCGTCCGCGAAATCATCGCCCGCAACGCCGAACGCGCCGGACTGTCCGTCCGACTCACCGGCCACTCGATGCGGGCCGGATTCATCACCACCAGCCGCCGAGCCGGGAAGCGTGAAGAGAAGATCCGCGAGCAGTCCGGGCACGCCGAGAACAGCCCAGCCTTCTGGGGCTACATTCGGGAGGCCGACAAGTGGACAGACGCCGCGAGCGAGGACATCGGCCTCTGAGCACGACAACGCCCCCGCAGCGATCCAGCTGCGGGGGCGTCCTGCTGTCCGGGGCTTAGCCCCAGGCGGTGTCGTCGCTCATGATGCCTCCCCATCGGTGCGGCCACGGTACGCGGAACACCACCGTCCTGTCAGGAGGTCGTGCCACACTGGCCGCAGGCCCCGCCGGGCTCCCCCGTCTCGGCGGGGCCTGTCACGTTTCGAGCAGCCGGGCCAGCCGGTCTCGTGCGGCAGCGGCGTCACCGTCTTCATCCGGCGCCTTCTCCAGTGCCCGCAGCGTGGCGCGGGCCTGGCCGCCGTTGAGGAGCAGGGTGTAGACAGCTTCGCCGTCGGCGAGCTCAACGAAGGCATCCTCGAATCTCTTCACGATCAGGGCAACGCTCTGCAGCGAGAGGAATCACGGCGGCCCTACCCCTCGAGGAACCCGAGCTCCGAGTCGGGCCGGCACGCCCCGCAGGCTTTGACCCCGTCGGCGAGCGCCCGCAGCGCCTCGTCCCGCCGTATGCCCCGGGTGCGCTTCCCCGCGTTCCAGCAGTCACCGACGTGCACCTGCACCGCCGGGCTGTCCCGGTTGAGGCCGAGCTCGATCAGCCAGTCGGGAGGCGCCGGCCGCCGCTCGATGCCGGTCTGCCGCTCCGCCTCCCGGGTCTCGGCCGCCGCGATGGCCCGCCGTACCTCGTCGAGGAGGAGTGCGAGGAACGTCTCCAGGGTGCGGAGGCGGGGCAGGTCGGGCGGCAGGTCGGGCATGTGTTCGATTCTATGGCTGTCGGTGGCGTCTGCCATCCTTGGGTCATGGCGGACCGCGAACTGATGCCCATTGACTGGCTGCACCATCTGAGGAAGCGGACGGCGGAGCGAGACAACGAGATCGTGCACAACATGTTGCAGGTGCCGGACTATCCGCCGCTGCCTGAGTGCCCGACCTGCGAAATCGAGCCCGAAAAGATCACCAGGCGTGCAGCCGATCTTCCCCACGATGGGCTGCTCGTCGACTTCGCCCCGTGCGGCCACCGCTTCGAGGTCCCAGCGTCCGAGCTCCTGCGTGGCTGACGCTCCCGGCCGTTACCACCTCACCCTGACCCGCGACGGCCGCCCCGCCATGCACGGCTGGTGGGGGAGCGAGACGGTGGCCCGCGGCCGACTGCGCGGCTGGATCGGCGACTGGGGCGGGCCCGGCGCCCGCATCACCCTCGTCGATGAGGGCACCGGCGCGACGTTGACGACCTGGCCGGACGAGGCGTGACCGTCTGTCATTCTGGCGGCATGGATGAACGCCTCTCTGCGGCACTGTCCGCCATTCAGCGCGTCGAGGAAGTGCTCGACGTTCACGCCGACACCGAGTGGGCGCGGCGCCCGGAGACGCAGGAGATCCGGGACGCGATCGCCGACATTGACACGATGGACGGCGCCTGGGATCCCAGGGTCGGCGGCGAAGCGACCGCCGGCACCTACGTCCTGTCGACGCGGCGCCCCGGCGCTGTCAGTGGCCCCTCGTAGAGTGGCCGCATCATCCCGACGAGCAAGTCGGGTTTGCTCTGGCCCCGCCGCGGCGTGATGCACCGAGGCGGGGCTTGCTGCTGTCAGCCCTCGGCGGGTGCCCGAACCGCAGAAATGCGGGTCCCTGGACCGCCCTGGCCGAGGGCCGCCATGCTGGTCGCCGACCACTCTGGGGAGGGACCGCATGACGAGACAGCCCGGCGACGATGAATGCGCCCCGCTCACGCGCCGACTGGCCGAACTGCTGGAGCTACGAGGCCACGGCTGGAGCTACGACGAGATCGGCGCCGAGTACGGCCTGCAAGGGACCACGGTGCGCGCGTACCTCCGCCATGCACGCCTCCTCCTGGGCGCCGGCACTGCAGACGAGGCCATTCGGGACGCCGCCCGCCGGGGCATCATCGAGCTGGGCGGACAGGGGCAGCTGCACCCGCGGCCCCAGGGTCCGCGCTGGGCCATCCCGGAACCTGCGTCGGTCGCGATTCGCTTCGTGGGCGGCCCGGCTGACGGCCGCACTCTCGCAATCCCCGGCAGCGAACCGCCTCCGCTGTACCGGATCCCCATTACCCCGTCGATCGCCGAGTCGTCCATGGCCAGCCTGCTCAGTCCCGAGCCGTCGCGGGCGGCCGAATACGAGCCGCTTCGAGACGGCGGCCAGTTGCGCCGTGCAGACGACGGCGCCTACCTGTACGAGCATCGGGCCGCTCCGCTGAACCTGGAACAGCGGCGTTCGGTGGAACGCGCCCGTGAGGAGGCGGGGGCTGCGCGGCAGCAGCGGGACGCCGAGTTGGACGAGGCGTGGCGGCGGATCCGCGAAGAGCGCCCGCATTACCCCGCGGACTGGCGCGACCTGTCCTAGCCCTCCGCGTGCCGCACGGCCTTCTTGAGCGCCATCTCCACGGTGTACCGCGACAGCCCGGCCGCTTCGGCGTGCGCGGTGATGGCGTCCTGCACGGCGTTGGCGGTGGCGACGGTGAGCCGCCCGGCCTGATGCTCCTCCCAGGCGGCGCGCTCCAGGGCTATCAGGGCGTCGGGGAACTCGATGTCGCTCACGAGCGGATCCTACGTGGCCAGATCCCGCCTTCCAACCTTGCATCACGTGCTGCATAGTTGTGGTGTGACAGACGAAAGACCGCCCGACCTTTGGACCATCGACGACGTCGCCGCCTATCTCGGCATCCTGCCGAGCAGCGCGCGCGGCGCCCTCTCACGCATGGGGGTGCGAGCCCACAGCTTCCGCCCCCACCCCCAGAGCCACCGGGCACAAGCTCTGTACGACCCCGAGCAGATCCGGGCCGCGAACGCCGAAAGGCCCGGACAAGGAGCCCGCACCGACAGGAGAGACACATGAACGTCGGCAACATCAGCCGCCCGGAGCGCCCGCACGAGACAACACCCACGCCCATCCTCAAGGGCGCCCTCGCTCGCGCAAGCCAGGACGCGCAGCGTTACGCCCAGACCGGGCCGAAGGCGCACGAGGATGTCTGCCACCTGCTGGCCGATGAGTACCTGGAGGAACTCGGGGAGAGGGGCGAACTGTGACGAGCTGGCACGCGAAGCCCCCGGTATGCAGGAACTGCGGCAAGGAGATCGCGAACAAGGGCCAGCCATCCATGGGCGGCAACCACGAGATCCTCTGGATGCACGTGCCGGGCGGAACGGTCTGTGACCCGCAGCAGGGAGCGGACAGCCAGCGTGCCGAACCCGCCGTCCAGGCGGGCGAGATCTGGTATTCGATGATGGGAGACGCCAACTACCTCGTTCTCAAGGACGGGCAACTGGGGGCCTACGCCATCGAGGTGGAAGAGTATCCGACGTCAGGGCAGTGGCATCCCGTTCCGGGAGAGTCCAGGGGGTGGCTGACCATTCAACAGCTGACTCAGTACGGAGCTCTCGTGGGGCACCAAGAGCCCACTGTGTAGACACTCGGGAGGCGCCGCCCGAAGCCCCGCCATCGTGCGGGGCTTCGTCACGCGGCCTCGACGACGTCCCCGCGCTCCACCCGCCGCAGCTCCGCACACAGCCGCCCGTACTCCTCCCGCTGCTCCGCCGTCAACGGCACCGCCGGGTGCGACCACAGCGCGCGAATGAGCTCGTTCAGCTCGGCCGCAGACCGCGACGGCGGGGGAGTGGTGGGCATGGCGAGATCGTAGCCGCCGGGTCTGACAGCGGGCTATGAAACGGCGCCACCCAGCCGCTGCTGCTGGCCGCCCAGCCGGAACCCGTGAATGCTCACACCGGCCCGCTGGGCAACCGAGACGGCGTCATCCTTCGACAGAGGACTGCCCGCCGGCGAAACGAACAGCGGGCCCGCGTCGCGGTCTCCGATCAGCTCCCGCAGCATCCCAGCTGCCTGCTCACTGAAAGGCACGGTGCGGGGCTCGCGCTCGCGCTTCGGGAAGTCCACCGGTGCTGTACGCGCTGCCAGGTCAACGTCTCGGACGTCCAGAGACAGCAGATCCCCCAGCCGCAGTTCGCCCTCTCGCAGCAGTGCCCACAGGGCGCGATGGAGGAGCGGGATCGACTCGTCGGCGATGAGGTGACGGTAGTCCTCTTCGTTGATGGCGTCAGACATGGGGTCAGTCTGCCCGAGCAGGGCGCGCTACGGGGCGGACTTCGGCGGCTGGCCGACGTAGGTGCCGCGCCCCTGCACCTTCCACACGACCTGCTCCTCGACGAGCACGTCAAGCGCGCGCCGCACCGTCGTCCGCGCGATCCCGTACTCCTGCACGAGCCGCGTCTCGGACGCGATCGGCCGACCTTCCGCCCAGTCGCCGCGCGCGATCCGCGCCTTCAGGATCTCGGCGAGCTGCCGGTACGGCGTGACAGGACCCTCGTGGTCGATCTCTGCATCCGGATCTGTGGCCATGATCCGAAGCTAGGCAGCGCCCTACATGTCAGCATCTCCGGCTACGTATCGATACGTCGCGAGACAGGCCGATACAAGTCGGGCTAGCCTGCAATTGCACGCAGGACCCCCGCGACCGCGGACACGGCCCGGGGGCATGGCCCACGCTGACAGGAGCGCAGGCATGGACGAGGGTAGAGACCACCCAGCCACCGCGGGAAGCGGGCCGCCCATAGCCGGCGACCTTCCGCCCATCCAGCGGGCCTACCGCAGGTACGTCACCCACTTCCTCAAGTGCTGGGGCTGCCGTGACCTCGACCGCCGCTGCGGCGAAGGCGAGCAGTTGTGGCGGGCCTACGAGGCGATCGGTGAGGCCACCGGGCGGCAGATGACCGCCAGCCGAGGCAGCGACTCGGGGGTCAACCGGACGGCGGGAGAAGCTCGGCCGGCGGCACCTCCAGCGCCCGGGCGAGGAGCAGCAGGTCCGCATAGCGCGGGTCGCTGACGGCACGCTCGTACCGCTGGATGGTGCGCCGCTCGACTCCCATCCGGTCGGCTAACTGGTCCTGCGAGAGGCCGAGGGCGCGGCGGCGAGCGGCGATGCGGATGCCGAGAGCGAGCTGTTCTTGACGGACCCAGTCGGGGCGGGGGTTGCGGCGGGCTGGCAC